GCGGGATGTTGCCGAGAATGTAACAGAAAAATATATGGGGGTGGGGGGTGTACGAAAAGAAAAAGCATGGGGGTGGGTTCTAGGTACGTTCTCCGCCCACTCCCTAACCAGAATACAATATACCCTCCCCCCCTGTGAAAACAAACTACAAAATACTATCCCCCCATCCCCGGCCCTAAAAAATGGGTATCTAACGAGCGAAACACTGTGTATAGGAGCCCACCTCCCCTTACTGAAAAAATGGGTTGGTGGGGTCGCTCTGCTGGCATCGCCTAGATTTTTGACCCCCTCTGGCCCCCTTGGGATCCCCTCGAACCCTGCTCCCGATAGCCTGAGCCTATCACGTGAGACATAGGCGCCCCTCGTGGCCGACACCTAACATTGTTGTGGCGGGAAAACAACATCGGCCACGCCGAAAAGCGACACACGAAAAAATACTTTCCCGCGTTATAAAAAGCCCCCTTTTTGTGGTACATTCTAGTCATCGGTTCAACGCGAACCGATACGGCTCGCCCCCCGGTTCTGGGGCTGCTTTGGAAGGGCTCAAAATGAGCGCAAAGAAAATTGTGGTTTCGTCCACCGCGCCGGGTGCGCTGGTGACTCTTGAAGCGGCTCGTGGTGCTGCAGTAGCAGTAGCGGGTAAGACGGGCGAAGTGCTGCAGGTATACGCTGCGGCCTTGTGCGCGGCCTTTGACCTCGTTGATTCGACCGGAAAGGTTACGTCGCGGTGGTTTGAGTTGAAAGGTAAGTTGAAAGCCCCTGTCACGAAGGAGCGTTCGGAGTTTAAGACCCAGATGGAAGCCGCAGGTCACAAGGCCAACGTGCACGTTTACTGGCAACGTGTGAAACAAGCCAGCGGGTATGTCACCGCTGGCGATGCTGCCAAGGCCGCGCAATCGGTGGACGATAAGACCCTCGCCGATCTCAAGACCATCTTGAACCGGATTTTCAAAGCCGAATCGGAATCGGTCGAGTGTGACGGGTCGAGCGAAGCGAAGGGGCTTTTGATTGAGGCGTTCGAATCGATGGGCGGCGACATCGAAAAGATAGGCTAACCCTAGGGGGGCGCAAGCCCCCCTCTTGAAAACCTAGGGGCCGCGCAAGCGGCCCCGCTCCGGAGAATCTAAAATGGTCAACCTCGCAAAAATCCATGTCCCGCATGTCAGTTTCAACGACATCGAAGCAAAAATCGAAGCCCGCCACAATGAGAAAATTCTGCGGCTTGCCACCGCCGTCTCGTGTGAGCACGAGCACGAGGAACTGCGGAAAGACGTTTATTCCACCGACACCGATAGGGTCGAAGAATTCCTCGCCGCTGTCGCCATCGAAGTGAAACTGCACAAGAAACTGCAGGACGCGCTTTTCACGCTGGCTTGCAACAACATCTGCTAGCCCCTTCTCTGCTAGTCAAAGCCCCCGAAAGGGGGCTTTTTTTCGTCCGTCGATTCCATGTCCGCAACGCCTGAGCCGGACCGGACCACCCCCTCAAGACTCTCTTGATCTTTTTCGTCCGTCTAGATGGTCTAGAAATTTTTTCGCCCGCCAGTTCTCTGTGCGGCGGCTGCGAGGGTGTGTCGGATTGCGCTGTGGCTCTCGACGTATTCCGTACAACAATGTTATGGATCGGGACCACTTTCCACCAGTTCTCTGTGCGGCGGCTGCGACGGGGTTTTTTATCGTCCGAGCGGTTCGTAGGACGATACCAAGGTTTTTGGCCAAAGTCCATAGGGGAAACCCTAACTTTGTTAGATTTCTTGAATGTCCGCCAGTTCTCTGTGCGGCGGCTGCTAACAAAGTTATGAATGTTACGCCTAATGTTACAGAAAAAGTGTATATGTTACGTGACACATTGCGCTAAGTCCTTGATTTTAAAGCAATGTTACGTGTTACGTTTTTTCAGGGTTTTTTATGAAATCCCACCAAGTACAAAACGGTGAAAAACGCAGCCATGAGCAATTCGTACTACCAAAGTCATTTTGGTGGCCATTCATATATACTCATAACATTATAACTTTATAACATTACAAACATTTTTTCTTTTTTCTTCAATCAAATCAAGGACTTAGCGTGTTACGTCTTTTGTAGCCTTTTCACACTCCCCCCGCAATTTCGTAACATCTTTCGTAACACCACCCTGCCCCGAAACGTAACACTGCCCAACCCGCACCAGATGCCCGCCAACACCTCACCAATGCCCGAAACGTAACATTACCCCAAACACACCAAAAGCCCGAAACGTAACATTACCAAAACCAGACCAAAAACCCACAACACCCCCGAAACGTAACATTGTTAGCCCCCACCAGATGCACAACCTACTCGCACCCCAATTTGCTTGACATTAGACCCTTTTTGTGTTATACTATAGGTTGAGTGGGAATTTAGTTGTTAGTTAGGTTTGGAATCCGCCCGACCTAACTTTGTTAGAAGTTAGACCGTTCAACCATTAGGAGTAACGAAATGATCCTGAGAACCAGCAACCCGTTCGTCCGTGCCGTGTGCGCAATCACCCGCTCCCTGCCCTACGCAGTCCGCTCACGCTTGCCCCTGTACATCTACCACGTGCGCGTCGGCAACGACTGCACTAACTTTGTTAGGGTTTCTTTTACGTTTACTGTTTGAGGGGGGATGAGATGAACAACAGAGTGAACAACCGCAACCTTGATTGGTCTGAGTGCCCCCTATGCGGGGATGATGTGAACTCCGAGCGCATCGGGCTCGGCTACGTATTGTGCATGTGCTGCGGTGAGGAAGCAGCCCAACAAGTCAAGCACACCATCGTGCCCATGAACAAGTCGAACTACATCTACGTCAGTCCCGGTAACCTAACATTGTTAGCCCAACTCAACCCCAAGAGGACCACAGCATGAACATCGACCGCAACACACTAGAAGCGCAATACATAGAACGCATCCTAGAAAGCATGGACTTGGATACGTTGGTAATGATTGCTCAAGAACACCTAGAGGGTGAGTTCAAGAAGTTCTCAGACGAAGAACTGCACAGCGAAGTAGCCATGCACTACCCCGACTTGCTCGACTTAGAGGAAACCGACTGGAAACAAGAGGGCCGTGACCTTGAGGACTTCGACATGCACACGAAGGAAGCACGATGAAAACGAGACGGGAAATACTAGCCCTAGCCTTTTTGTACTGCGTATACGCCGCTGCCCTTGTGGTGACTGCGTTGGATGTCTTTTACTGGAGGCCATGATGAGCAGCAAAGAGCACAACGAAGGGAGAGCCTAACAATGTTAGTTTTCTACAGTGGGAAACTGATCGTCATCGAGACGAACCTAGAGTGGGCACTGCCCTACTGGAAACGCCGCAAGGCATCAGACAAACGCATTACTTTCATCATCAACTAACCAAGCCAACACCAAGGAGAAATGACATGTGGGGATCAAACAGCACCATGAACAACCTGCCGCACGTACGCGAGTACGACCACGCACTCAAGATACTCAACACCACCAAGCCAATCAGCGGCAGTGGGCACAACGCTGGGCGCGTACCTCTCGGTGCGCGTAAAGATGTGAGTAAGTATTGGGCTAGGTCGGGCTCGGTGGATGCCACCGATGTGGAGTTCATCCTCTACCAAACGCCCATCATCACGTACAAAGCAGACGGGCGCATCATCGTCAGCATGGGCTCATGGAACAGCATCACCACCCGTGAGTTCATCAACACCATCTTGCGCGTCTCATGCTATGCCAAGAGTGGGAAGCCTGTGATTGAGTTGCACGGGCCAAGGAATGAAGACGGGACAGGCAACCCCAAGTCAATCATCCCTCATGCGGGAATCCTCCTGCGGTGCAACAAAACGCCCGACTCAAACTCCCAACCAGTTCTCACCTTCGACACCGAGGCCAAGCCCGTCATCATGGGCTACAGCATCAACCGAGCCAAGGCTAACAATGTTAGAAAACGCTATTCGGAGTTCCGCAAGTACCTCAAGACAACAATATCCCTGCGCAAAACGCAGGTAGAGATAACGCACACTTGGTACCACGGGATGAGACAGGCTGAGACCGAACCGACCTTCTACGATGCCATCGAGTACACCATCGGCGAGGTTGCCGACGGGCTCGGGATTGTCAAAGCCACATCAGAAAACGGGCTCAACCGCAGCCGAGTGAATCAGGCCGAGTGGAACCAACTGCACCGCAAGCCAGTGGGTCACATCCGTCCGCAGGGGTTCAACACGTACGAGCAATGGATTGCTCAGTACACAGCCAAGTGCGAGGAGTTCTTTGGTCTGGTCAAGAACAACCAGCCGGAGGAGACAAAGCACGCCAACTTCTACAAGGCGTTTTTAGTTCTGCTATGTATGCACGCACCGAACAGCCGACAGGCGCACTCAATCGAAGACCCATCTAAAGTGGTGAGCACTACGCCGAGGGACATAGAGACGAACTTTGAAGGAGCGTTCCGCAGGTACTACGCTGCTGATATCTTGGAAGAAGTAGCCATGAAGGGCGGCGTGCCACCGAACAAGACCTACATCGAGTGGATGTGGATGCACAACAGAGAAACCGTTAGCCAAGCAGAGCAGCGAGAGGTGGAAGACAAGAAGACTTCTATCCGCCTTTGAGCAGGGGAAACACCAACCAACACGTAACCCGATTTGCTTGACATTAGAGGCTATTTGTGGTATACTATAGGTTAAGTGGGAATTTGTTTGTTAGTAGTTAGGTTTGGATGGGCCAGACCTAACATTGTTAGTTTGTTAGTTCATTAGGAGTTTAGACATGGCTGAGATCAACTTTGGTAAGACCGTTACCCTGAAGCAAGCGGCAACGCTTATCCGTACGAACCCAGAGACACGCTTCCTCTTGCAAGGCGAGCCGGGCATCGGCAAGAGTTCTTTGCTTGAGTCCATTGCAGGTGGGCTGGGTTACGAACATGCGTATATCGACGTACCCAATATGGACCTCGGTGACATTGCAATGCCCGTGATCGATCACGATAACAAAGTTACACGCTACTACCCGAACGCTCGGTTCGGTGTGCATACGGGCAAGCCGTTGGTCATCATGCTCGACGAGTTCTCGAAGGGCGCGGACCCGGTGAAGAACATGCTCCACCCGATGTTGGAGAAGGCGAACCCCCGACTCGGCGACATTCCACTGGCTAAGGACACCATCGTTTTCCTCACGGGCAACCTGTCCACCGACGGCGTAGGCGACAGCCTCAAAGCGCACTCGCGTAACCGACTCGTTGCCGTTACTGTGTCCAAGCCCAGCGCAGAGGAGTGGATCGAGTGGGCGATCAACAAGGGCATCGAGGCCGAGGTCATCGCATGGGTGAATCAGTACCCCCACGCCCTCGCTTCCTATACCGACGCTGCCCAAGGGGATAACCCCTACATCTACCACCCACGCAAAACGCAGCACGGGTTTGTCACCCCACGTAGCCTTGAGACTGCATCTAACATTGTTAGAACACGCAAGTTGAACGACACCGACAGCGTTATCGCTGCTCTGTCAGGTGCAGTGGGTGAGAGTGCAGCCCGTGATATGCAAGCGTACATCGAGTTCAGCGATCAACTCCCAACGTGGGAGGCGACGATCAAGAACCCAGAGACAACGCCTGTGCCTACGTCACCAGCAGCATGTGCCATCGTGTGCTTTGGTGCTATCGCACGTATGACCAAGGAGACGATCACCCCGTTCATGAAGTACCTCGAACGCTTCGATCCAGAGTGGCAAGCCGTGTTCGCAATCAACATCGCCAAGGCACCAACCAAGCAATCAATCGCGTTCAGCAGCAAGGCGTTCGCCGACTGGGTTGCAAAGAACCAAGACTTGCTGTGAGGGTCAAGCAATCAAGTCACTACCCCGATGACACGGGGACCCACACCTACAAAGTGTGGGTTGAACCAAACTTTCCGGGCGGGGATAAACCCTCCACGTTCCGGGTGTACCGTGGCCTTGGGTACTGGAACCGCAAGCAGTTGCTAGCGGAATTCCCGTACCACGAAGAACACATCGCCATTGCAATGGCTAAGTTAGCAACACAGGAGTGATAACAATGTTAGAAGAACGCAAACTGCAGAAGGCGAAGATCAGCCTGATGCGCAATCCGAAGTTCGCCCTGTGGTCGGGCATCCTGATGGTCGGCAAGACCAGCGTGGTGGACAACATCCCAACCGCTTGCACCAACGGACGGGACGAGCAGTACGGTCGGGCTTTCGTTAAGTCCCTGCCCGACAAAGAACTCTCGTTCCTCGTACTGCACGAGGCATTGCACAAAGCACTGCGGCACCTGACCACGTGGCGGAAGTTGCACGATGAGAACGCGAAGCTCGCCAATGCAGCGTGTGACTACGTGATTAACCTGATGCTGCTCGACCTCGATCCGTCAGGCGAAGCGATCACCATGCCCAAGATCAAGGACGGTCCCGAGAAGGGCAAGCCGATGGGCTTGATCGACGCTCGGTTCAAGGGGATGAACGCCAAGCAAGTGTTCGACCTGCTCAAGCAGGAGCAGCAAGAGGGTGAGGACGGGATTCCCGATGACGGAAACGGGAACCCCGTTAACGGGACTGGGCAGGTGCCGAAGGATGGTGCGGGGTTGGACGACCACGACTGGGACGGTGCCGCCGAGATGACCGAGGGTGAGCGCAAGCAACTCGAACGGGAAGTGGATCAGGCTATCCGTCAAGGGATCATGGCTGAGAAGAAGGCAGGTAGGGGTGCGGGCAACCTGAGCCGCGAGTTGCAGGACTTGCTCGAACCCAAGGTGAATTGGCGCGAGGCATTGCGTGAGTTCGTTAAGTCTACGTGCCACGCTAAGGATGCATCGTCATGGCGTCGGGTCAATCGCCGCTTCCTCAGCACGGGTGTGTATATGCCGAGCATGATCGGCGAGAAGGTCGGGCACTTGGTCATCGCTGTGGATACGTCAGGCTCGGTTGGTGAGAAGGAGTTGGCCGAGTTCCTGTCCGAGGTCAAGGGTGTTGCCGAGGAGGTCAACCCCGACAAGGTGGACTTGATCTATTGGGATTCACGAGTTGCAGCGCACGAGGAGTACGAGGGAGGTGGGGATGTTTCTAACATTGTTAGCTCGACCAAGCCCAAGGGCGGTGGCGGTACATCGCCGAGTTGCATCTCTGAGTTCTTGGCTAACAAGAAGATTACTCCCGAGTGCGTCATCGTCCTCACCGACGGCTACGTGGGTTCAGATTGGGGTCATGGATGGACGGCTCCGGTACTCTGGGCCATCGTGGGTGGGAATACTGTTGTCGCGCCGAATGGCAAGACGGTTCATGTTGGAAGTTAAGGAGAACGAAATGGTTGTACTTTCATTTAACTACGGGGAGTTTGTTCTCCCTCCCAAGGATGCCATCACCATCATGGAGATGCTGCAGAAGGCAGAGAAGTACGAGACCAAGTACATAAGCGGTGGGGATAGCACCCACCACATCTACACGAACAACGATAGTTTCACCGCCAAGGTAATTAGCGATGACATGTATCGCATGGCTAAGTTGGCTGGCAAGCCAGAGAAGTAACACCCGAGATGCACGGTAACACCAACAAAGTTATCGTGCGCCCATAACCCCCGCCAGTTCCCCCCGCCACCGGTCGGACACCGGTAACAATGTTAGATATAAATCAATCATCAGGAGTTAGTTATGTCTATTAGCGCATCAGCAGTATTAGTTGAACTCAACATCTCAGTGTGGCCCGCAAGCAAGATCGACCGCGAGACCACTGAGCGTGTCAACTTCGACGCATCAGCAGTGTCGAACGCAAGCCAGACCAAGAAGAACCTGTTCGCAGGTACGGGTCTGCGTAAGGACATCGAGAAGTTCGCCGCTCGTGTTCGCCTGTACCACAACCTCAACACGCTGCCGTGGGCAGACAAGGGTGAGCGCCTCGCGCCGACCAAGTTGTTCATCGAGTACAAGGCAGCGATGAATACGTTCGAGTCCCAATTCCACGGTATGTGCAGCAACTTCTTCGTGGAGTATCCGCGTCTGGTTTCGGAAGCACCGACCAACTTAGGCAAGCTGTTCCGCGCCGACGACTACCCACCAATCGAGGAGGTGCGGGAGAAGTTCGCCTTCCGTAGATCAACGAATCCTCTGGCGGACGCTGGAGATTTTCGCTTAGACATACCAGCGCAGGACTTGGCTGAGATTCAGGCGTCGTACGAGGAGAAGTTCAATGAGCGTCTGGCCGAGGCGATGAAGGCACCGTGGGATCGACTGCACAAGATGCTCACGGGCATCAGCGACAAGCTGACCGATGACACGGCTGAGGATAGCGACGTACCCAAGAAGCGGTATTACGACAGCCTCATCACCAACCCGCTTGAGTTGTGCGACTTGTTGACCAAGCTCAACGTGACCAACGACCCCAAGCTGGAAGAGGCGCGTCGGCAGTTGGAACTAACAATGTTAGCCACTGACATTGAGCGTATCAAGGAGGATGCAGATACACGCAGCAGCGTGAAGTCCAAGGTCGATGCGATCTTGAGTAAGTTCGAGTGGTAATCAGGAGAAACGAAATGGTACTAGGATTTAACAACGCCAATGTTCGCCTAAGCGTGAAGCTCGCCGAGAAAGCCGCTCAACGAGAAGCACAAGAGGAGAGCCCGTTTGATGTCCCGTCCATGCTCAAGACTGTCATCACTAGGCTAGCGACAGACAAACCGCTGTGGGACTTCATCGCTTTTAGCGTAGTGAATCGCACCCAAGTAACCACCTTCTACGTAGAGAAGGATGGCGAGCGGCTGGGTGAGATCGGTTTTGACTGGCACGGCAGGAACTACTGCATCTACGTCAAGAACAAGCGCATTGCCGATGCTCTATCACGTAGCGACAGGTACAAGACTGCGGACATTGACAAGGCCGTATTAAAAGTCAAGAAAATGTTTGGTGTTATGACTACCAAAGAGCGCCTAACGGATGCATCCGTGAAGGCGGCTAACGTAACCAACAACGCAGCCAATGCCAAGTGGTCCCAGCTTCGAGATGTTGAAGGCAGGATCACACGGGTTGCTAATCAGTACGTCATGGAGGAGGGGTTCCCGGTGTTTTTAGAGTGGCTGAAGGCCCAAGACACCCACAAAACTAGAGATGCTCTGTTAGGTGTAGATAACAAAGTTAGCCTAAGCATCGAGATGCTAACCATCCAAAAAGTTCGAGATCACTTCAACGAAGGCAAGGCGGTGTTGGTCATCAAAGACGACGGAAAATATATTGTCAAAGTGGGTGACAAAGTGGATTTGTATGATGACAATACGCTCCCTCAAGAGTTGTGCGGCAAGTTAGGTATGCTGAAGCTGATAGAGGCCGAGCAGTTCGTGACTGACACAGGCTGCCGCATCAACGACGAGACGTTCGTTCTTATATTAGAAGAGGTGAAACATGAAGATTGAACTGTTGAAAGCATCGCGTAGGGTGTGGCAGGAGATGGACTACATCCCCCGCGAACTTGCCCGCAAGAATCAACTCAAGTGGGTACATGCAATCCGAATGTTGGGGGACAAGTGGGTGCTAATGCAACCCTTGCAGCGGAAGGAAGAATGAGGCCGTGGCCGGAGAAAAAGACTACACAAGGTTTTCCATGCCCCCAGTGCGGGGTGTGGACCCGAGTGCTAGACACGAGGAAGGGAAGTATCAGACGGAGAGAGTGCGCGAACTTGCACCTTTTCTATACCGAGGAGAAAGTCCTTGGCCCTTCAAATACAGAATCACCACAGGAGAAACTTGATGACAACAGGGATTGAAGAACTGAAGCTGCCCGTACGTAAGAAGGGTCGAGGTCTGGGTAAGCGCCCAGCCCTGATCTGCACTAGCCTACGGCTCCCCAAGGAAGCCATGGAGTACTACAAAGGGTTCGAGAACCCGCAAGTAAAGATGCGTGAAGTGCTCGTCGAGTATTTCATTAGCCATACGACCAAAGAAGGAGAAGAAAATGTTTGATAAAGAAAAGCGCAGCAAGATCGCCGCATATTTGCTAGAGAACCCAACCGCTAGCATCCGAGAGGCCGCAGCCATTTTCGGCGTGACCTACCAGCAAGCGTACGTAGTTAGCCGCGCTGAGCGGGGGCTTCTGCGTAAGAAGAAAGTGGTAAAGGCCAAGAGCAAGATGGGGCAGAAACGCCTTGCTACAAAGATTAAGAAACTCACCGACAAGATCGACAGCGAGCCGCAGATTACTGGGGCTGAGCCTGTGTTTATCTCAGAAGTCGATCTGATTAACCAACCTCCGCACTATACGAAGGGTGGCATCGAGACTATTGACTTCATCGAGGCTAAGGAGTTGAACTACAACTTGGGCAATGTGGTTAAGTACGTAACCCGTAGCGGGCTCAAGGGTACGCGCATTGAAGACCTCAAGAAGGCCGTGTGGTACTTGGAGCGAGAGATCGACACACTGCTGGGCTTCTAACAAAGTTAGGACACTAAATGACAAACAAAACTCAAATTGTTATCGAGCCTGATGACTTTATTCCGTTGCACCTTGAGACTCGCACTCATGTTTCAACTACGGTAATGTGTCAGCACCTCAACAGAAAACCGCAAACTGCAAGAGCTTGGGCTTGTAAAGGGACTTACCCCGAGGTTCTAAAGCCACTGCTTGTCATGGGTCGACTGGCGTGGCCCGTTGCTGGTATACGGAGCCTACTTGGGCTGTAAAGTTAGGGTTTTCCTTTCGAGAGCCACCTTCGGGTGGCTTTTTTACGCTTGACTTTGTAAAGAGCGGTGATAAAATCAAGGCTCGAAAACTACTGGAGGATGAGATGTCGTACATGGCGTTTGGAGACGCACCCCTAGTCATAAGGGATGGGCAACTGATATGCCCCGGATGCAACGGTGAGTGGATACACCAGCGCAACACCACGGTCTTCGCTAGAGACGAAGACGACGATGTAACAACTGTCCTTGCTCAAGATGGCACAGATGGACAGGTAGTTAAGTTCCCATCTAGGGACACATGCAACCCTAGCCCACGTAGGCAGGGGATCATCATCGAGTTCGAGTGTGAGGGTTGTCATTACAACTCCCCACTACAGCAATTTCGTCTGGCAATAATTCAGCACAAGGGCAATACATACGTGGAGTGGCTAAATGGCATCAACCCCGGAACGTAAGGTTAAGGAGCGGATAAAGCATCTGCTCAAAGAGAACAACGTCTACTACGCAATGCCTATGGGTACGGGCTACGGTAACTCAGGCGTCCCCGATTTCCTCTGCTGTGTCAACGGTCAGTTCCTCGCTATCGAGGCTAAGGCTGGCAAGAACAAGCCGACTGCGTTGCAAGAGAAGAACATTGCAGACATTAGGGCTTCTGGGGGTATCGCCCTAGTGGTTAACGAAGACCTGACAGAACTTACAGCGGTTATAGAGAATTATTCGAGGGGGATAATTTGAGCATCCTGACAATCGACTTCGAGACGTACTACTCGCAGATATTCAGCCTAACAAAGTTAACTACAGAGGAGTACATCCGCTCCCCACAGTTTGAAGTTATCGGTGTTTCCGTACAGGTAGACGATGGTGAGCCCGTGTGGTTCAGCGGCTCCCCAGAAAAAACCCACCAGTTCCTCCAACAGTTCGACTGGGCCAACTCGATTGCACTAGCCCACAACGCTATGTTCGACGGGGCTATCCTGAGTTGGGTCTACGGGATTACCCCTAAAGGCTGGCTGGATACGCTGTGCATGGGACGAGCACTGCACGGTACGGAAGTAGGTGGAAGTTTGAAGGTTCTGGCTACTCACTACGGGCTAGGCGAGAAGGGTACGGAGATCGGCAACGCTCTCGGGCTTAGGCGTGAGGACTTTGGCACGGACCAACTGGAACGCTATGGCGAGTACTGCAAGAACGATGTGGCCTTGACTTGGGCGCTGTTCAACGCAATGAACGCCGACTTCCCCGCTATCGAACTGCGGCTCATCGACCTGACGATCAAGATGTTCACGGAGCCAGTGCTGCATCTTTCGGGGGCGGAACTTCACGCACACCTTATGTCAGTCCGGGCACGTAAAGTAGATACCCTCGGTGCGTACGACCAAGATGTACTGATGAGCAACCCCAAGTTCGCCGACGCGCTAACAAAGTTAGGTGTCACCCCGCCGATGAAGGTTAGCCCTGCGAACGGCAAGCAGACCTATGCCTTCTCTAAGACGGACGAGGGGTTCAAGGAGCTACTTGAGCACGAGAACGTGGAAGTTCAGGCATTGGTTGCGGCTCGACTCGGTATCAAGTCCACCATCGAGGAGACACGGACCGAGCGGTTTCTTGGTATATCAAAACGTGGGCCACTACCCGTACCCCTGCGGTATTACGCTGCTCATACAGGCCGATGGGGTGGCGACGACAAGGTGAACCTTCAGAACCTCCCACGCAACTCCACGCTCAAGAACTGCATCATCCCGCCAGAGGGTTACGTCATCCTCGACTCTGACTCATCCCAGATCGAAGCGCGTACGCTGGCATGGCTAGCAGGACAAGAAGACTTGGTTGAAGCGTTCGACAAGGGCGAGGATGTGTACCGCATCATGGCGTCACGCATCTACAACAAGCCAGAAGAAGAAATAACAAAAGGAGAGCGATTTGTTGGTAAGACAACCATCTTGGGTGCGGGATACGGTATGGGTGCGGCGAAGTTTCAGGCGCAACTCAAGAACTTCGGCGTCGAGGTTGAGTTGGATGAGTGCAAGCGGATCATCGACACGTACCGTAGCACATACCCAGCAATCCCTAAGCTGTGGAACTCAGCCAACGAGTCCCTCAAAGCGATCCTCAACAACCAGAGTACAACACTAGGCCGAGAGGGTTTGCTGAACATCGAGGGTACTAACGGTGTTAGGTTGCCGAATGGGTTGCGGCTCAAGTATCCGAACCTACGGCTACGTCAGGACGAGGAGACAGGCAGGAATGAACTCGTCTACGACACGAAGAAAGGGAAAGCTCTTATCCCGACTCGGCTGTATGGTGGAAAAATGGTGGAGAACGTCTGTCAGGCGTTAGCGCGTATCGTCATTGGTGAGCAGATGCTTTTGGTCGCCAAGAAGTACCGTGTGGTGATGACCGTGCATGACGCGATTGCTTGCATCGTGCCGAAAGCAGAAGCTGACACTGCTAAAGAATACATTGAACTGTGTATGCGTTTGCGCCCCAAGTGGGCGCTTGAACTCCCTTTGAACTGTGAGGCTGGATATGGAGAAAGTTACGGTGATTGTTGATTACGCATACCCCTGCATGATGGCAGAGAAAGCATTGAAGCAAGTACATAACGCTATGCTAAACAAAGACTTTGATACTGCTGTTGAGGCTGGTATCCAAGCCCTAGTAGAAACTAAGTTAATGGTATTAGCGATCAAAGATATGAAGGATGCCGCAAATGGATGAGCCGAAGAAGGAAATTTACAACGGTGGCCCAGCTTTTCCGCTGGACTTGAAGGTTGGTGATGACCACCGCTGGGGACACGGGATGTCTCTGCGGGATTACTTTGCTGCGGCGGCGATGCAGGGGCAGATGGTTGGTTATCAAGGTCAGATGTGGGGGCGCATAGCCAAAGAAGCATACGAACAAGCCGACGCAATGATTGAGCAGCGTACAAAATGAGTAAGCCTATTGTCTGGTCATTCAGTAGCCTGAAAACATTTCAGCAGTGCCCACGTAAGTATTACCACACCAAGATTGCTAGGGATATTGTTGAGCCAGACACTACGGCAACTCTGTACGGTAAGACTGTACATACGGTAGCAGAAGAGTACGTGCGGGATGGCACCCCAATACCTCCCGCATATTCATATATCCAAGCAACCCTAGATGAACTCAGGGCGATACCGGGGGAGAAGCTATGCGAAGTGAAGCTGGGGCTGACGAAGGAGTTGGAAAGCTGCGACTTCAGTGCTCCGAATGTGTGGTGGCATGGGATTGCCGACTTGGTGGTTATCAACCGGGAGAAGGGGATAGCACACTCGGTGGACTACAAGACAAGCAAGAGTGCGAGATATGCGGATGTGAAGCAACTCGATTTAATCGCTTGTGGTCTATTTGCGAAGTTCCCGGAAATCCAGAGGGTGAAATCGGCTCTTATATTTGTGGTGAGCAAGGAGTTCGTTAAGGCCGAGCACCACGTAGAGATGATGAAGAAGTACGTTGAGAAACCCGCACAAGATGTTGCACGTATCGAAGCAGCATTAGTTAATGGTGTGTGGAATCCTAGTCAAAGTCCACTGTGCAGATTCTGCTCAGTTAAATCGTGTGAATATAACCGGAGTTAACAATGTTAGATAAAGACGATAAATACAAAGAGTCTTCGTGGTTGGTTACGGGGGCAATGTTTGTTGGTTTCGTATTAGTACTCTCTTGGTTGCTGGTATTTGTTGGGGCGGTTACGTGAGTGGGAAACTGGAATAAAAACTATGATTAAAAGTAAAGCAATTAGTTGGAATAAGGGTAAGCCCTTGGCAGTAGGTTGGTACCGTACTCGCGGTAAAGACTTCGTTTGGACTGGAACCTACCGCTGGTGGGATGGCGAGCGGTGGTCGTGGGCAGCGTTTGAGCACGAGAGCGCCGAACGAGCAGGTAAGTGGGCCGCTAAGAAAGAGGCCGTGGGTTACTTCAATGTGCTCCTGTGGAGTGATATGCCGTGAACATCGAAGGATTACTTGAGCGGGTCTATGAGAAGTGCATCCCCGACGGAGGGTGCATGAACTGGACAGGGGCAACGCAGTCAGTCTGCAAAAGCCCGATCATGCGCAAACTGGAGGAAGGTGGTCGTGCTGTATCTCTACGGAGATACATGCTGGAGATCGCACAGGGTAAAAAAGTATACGCAGCGCGTGTGGCTACCTATATGTGCGGTAACCCTAAGTGCGTGAAGTTGGAACACCTTGGTGAGATCACCCGCAAGACCCTGCAGGAGAGGAACATATCCCTAATGAACGCAGGGCAGCGGCTAATCAAGGCTAAGCGAGTCAGCGATAAGGCGCGGAAGCGAGCCAAGCTGACCCCCGAACTCGCCCGAGAGATAGCTGCATTGAACGAGCCCCAGCGAGTGATAGCCCAGAAGTACGGCATCGGCCAGTCAACAGTTAGCCAGATCAAACGTGGCGCTACGTGGCAGGACTACACCAACCCATTCTTGCGGCTAGCAGAGGTGCGTGGCCTATGAACCGCCCCGATAGCCCCTGCATTGCTGTGTGTACAACTTTGTATACCGACAAGTGTTCTGGCTGCGGGCGTACGTACATGGAAGTCGCGCAGTGGAACAGTTTGACTGACGAAGAACGAGAGGTGGTGTGGCAGCGGATCGACGCCGAGGCTACATCGTGGCGTTACAACCGTTATAAGGATAGGGCATGAGTACTACCCCGCCCCCAAAAAAGCCCAGCCTGATCGACAAGTCGCTCAAGACTGAGATGGATCGCCGGATGGCTAGGGTGCGGGAGTACTTAGTCACTATCGAAGACCTGACACCCTTAGCCAAGTTTGAATATACGATTCTGATTGCTAAGCTAACTGGAGAGAAGAAATGAGTACCTACGGTGAGATGAAAGCCAAATACAACGAAGTAAACAAACACCAGCAAAACTACACAGATGTAGTCCTACGCTTGTACACCGATAAGAGCGATCTCTCGATGGACGCAGCAGCAGAGATCGTAAGACTGCGCCAAGCATTACGCTGGCAGGACGACCGAGACGGTAGAATTGGCACACACTCGGATAACTGCTATACATATGGCTACCGCCACTACGAGTGTGCCCTCCACAGGATCAAGCATCTGGAGGAAGATCATAGGTTTGCACAGGCGCTAGGCCCGTGCGGTAAATAACGGAGTCATCATGCCCTACGTCACCAAGCCCCGCCCGTACAAAAAAGAGTACCAACAACAAGTTGCTAGAGGCGAAGGTCCAGCACGAGCCAAGCGCGAAAGTGCTCGCAACGAAATGGACAAAAAAGGGATTGACCGCAAGGGCAAAGACATAGATCATTCGATCCCCTTGTCAAAGGGTGGGACCAACGCCCCGAGCAACCTGAAGCTGAAGGCACCGAGCGCAAACCGTTCGTTCAGCCGCAACTCGGACCACACAGTGAAAGTCAACAAGCCGAAAAAATGAACCTATCAGAGTATGAGTGGCCCCGTCCGCACGGGTTCACCCCGTTCGAGCATCAGAAGACAACAGCAGAGTTCCTCATCTCCAACCGCAAGGCGTTCTGCTTCAACGAGCAGGGCACGGGGAAAACAGCATCAGTGATTTGGTCCGTGGACTATTTGATGCAGCGTGGGTTAGTGAAACGTGTGCTAGTCATATGCCCGCTGTCGATCATGAAGTCGGCATGGCAGAACGACCTGTTCAAGTTTGCGATCCATCGCTCTGTTGCTGTAGCCTATGGCTCGGCTAAGAAGCGCAAAGAGATCATCGAGTCTGGCGCTGAGTTCGTCATCATCAACTTCGACGGTGCGGGTATCGTCAAGAAAGAGATCATGGCTGGCGGGTTCGACCTCATCGTGGTAGATGAAGCGTCGGCATACAAGAACCCACAGACCGAACGCTGGAAAGACCTCCGAGATATCACTAAGGTGGTGAAGGGGTTGTGGATGCTGACAGGTACGCCTGCAGCCCAGTCTCCTATGGATGCTTACGGATTGGCAAAGCTAATCAATCCAAAGGGTGTCTCTCCATTCTTGGGTCAGTTCCGCGACTCAGTTATGTTCAAGGTAGGTGAGTTCCGGTACATCCCGCGACCCGAAGCCAAGCACATCGTCCACAAGATACTGCAGCCAGCGATTCGCTTTGAGAAGTCTCAATGCCTTGACCTGCCTCCGGTTACGCACGTTGACCGAGATGCCCCGCTCACCCCCCAGCAGCTTAAGTACTACCAAATACTGAAGAAGCAGATGCTGATAGAGGCGGATGGGGAAGAAGTCTCCGCCGTCAATGCTGCGGTAAAGATCAACAAGCTACTACAGATTGCTGGTGGCGCTGTCTACACCGACAACAAAGAGATCATTGAGTTCGACGTAAGCAGTCGGCTTAACGTAGTACGGGAAGTCATAGAGGAATCAAGCCACAAGGTTCTGGTCTTCGTCCCGTTCACGCACACAATCGACCTGCTGAAGAAGCACCTAGACAAACACAACATCACCTCCGAAGTCATCAATGGGTCGGTACCAGTCAATCGCAGGTCCGATATCGTCAAGACTTTCCAAGAAGATGAGAACCCCCGAGTCCTCATCATTCAGCCGCAAGCAGCCTCCCACGGGCTAACACTAACAGCAGCGAACACAATCATTTGGTACGCTCCTTGTTCTAGTGTTGAGACGTACCTGCAAGCGAACGCACGGATTGACCGCCCCGGTCAGGTCAACAACATGACCATCGTGCACGTGAAGGGTTCCTCCGTCGAGGAAAAGATGTACGCCCTTCTACGTAACAACGTAGGCAACCACCAGCGCGTGATTGACCTCTACCGCCAAGAAATATCTGAAGAAACCGCTTGACAATGTAAAGCGTCTTGCTAAGATAGACCTCCCGTAACAAAGTTAGGAGATCAGAGATGGACGAGACAGTTCAGGACGACGCACCCGTTGCGCCGAACCTAGACAAGATGGCAGCGGTGTACCTCAAGATTCGTGACGCCAAAGATGCGCTCACTACTGAGTACAAAAAAGCCGCCGCAGACTTCGATGCGCAGATGGATGTGCTCGAAGCCGAGATGCTTGAAGTATGCAAAGCAATGAACGCATCAAGCATCCGTACCTCACACGGCACAGTCATTCGCTCAGTCAAGTCTAAATACTGGACGGGCGATTGGGATTCGATGTATCGGTTCATTAAGGAACACGATGCGTTTGGCCTGTTGGAGAAGAGACTTCATCAAACCAACATGAAGGAGTTTCTTACCGAGAATCCCGACACCTTCCCCATTGGTATGAATGTAGAAAACGCTTTCACCGTAATCGTTAGACGTGCAAAAGGAAACTGAAATGAACGAAATCACCACTATCTTGAACCAAGACCTCCCCGACTTCCTGCAAAACGCAGGTGTTAGCGAGCTTACGAAGTCCCTCGCTGGTAAGTCTGGCGTCAAGCGCATCGTCCCCAAGAACGGCATCTTTCGCAAGATGGTCGGCGGCGAGGAGATGGGCAAGGTCAAGGGCAACCTGAATGTCATCATCGTCAATGCTTCACCGAAGGTGGGCCGCATCTTCTACGCTAAGCAGTGGACTCCCGATGCCGAGCCGACTTCGCCGGATTGCTTCTCCAACAATGGCAACACGCCTGATGCTGGTGCGACTAACCCTCAGTCGGAGCGTTGCGATGCTTGCCCCCAGAACATCAAGGGCTCGGGCATGGCTAACTCCAAGGCTTGCCGCTACTCCCGCCGACTGGCTGTGGTTCTGGAAGAAGACTTCAACACCTCGTTGCAGGGTGAGGTTTATCAGATGAACTTGGCATCTAAGTCACTGTTCGGCGATAGCCCGACCGACAAGACGCACGTGTTCGAGAACTACTCGAAGTACCTGTCTAACAACGGCAAGAGCTTGGACTACGTGGTTACGCAGATCAGCTTCAATGAGGACAACGATAACCAGTCGGTGTTGTTCACGGCTGCACGGTTCATCAACAAGGGTGAGCACGTAGTCACCAGCAAGTTGTCTGCTGCACCTGAGACGGCCAAGATGATAACGATGACCCCGTACCAAGCGGATGCGTCAGGCCGACAGGCTCAGGCTAAGCTGGCTGCACCTGCTCCAGTTGCCAAGGCTAAAGCTGAGGTCGAGGATGCGGTTGAAGTTGACGAGCCGAAGAAGCGCGAGACGCCTAAGAAAGCTGAACCTTCTGTAGTGAACAAGAACTTGGACTCGGTGGTCAAGGCTTGGTCTGACGAGGAATAAACATGAGCCACGGTTACAGCCAGAACTTAGCTGAGGCCAACAAACGGCTAGATGCTAAGTCTCTGGGCGTAGCCTTGGGGCGCATGTGTATTGAGCACGGCATACCTGTCAGTAAGGTTGCGGAGGCGCTGGGAGTAAGCCGCATGGCGGTTTACAACTGGTTTTTGGGGGCTAGTACCCCAAACCGCAACCGTACTGAGCAGATTGAGCGATTCATTACCCGTCACGAGAAACGCAAATAATGTCCACATTCGATCTACTCGACGCCGTACTCCCCCCCGAAGGGCGGTACTGCGCACTGGGAATAGGTCGGTATCCAGATCAACACTTAGTAGACACTAAAGAAGAAGTCGATGAGCTAGCCAAGGTGTTTGTTGGGCGTCAAGTAGATGCGTATTTTGGATGCGCTAAGTTTGGACCGCTGAACAATAGAACCCATGAGAACGCTACGTACTTCCGCTCCCTATGGGTGGACATTGATTGCGGCCCGACAAAGGCTGTGCCCGATGAGAACGGCGTCATCAAAGGCTACATAGATCAAAAGACCGGTCTTGCCGCATTTCAGCAGTTCTGCAAAGCTGTAGGTCTTCCCCGTCCCATCCTCATCAACTCCGGCAACGGGATTCACGCTTACTGGCTACTTGAAGCCACCCTAGAACAATGGCAATGGAAGCCTCTCGCCGAGCGGCTCCGAGAACTGTGCAATGAGCACGGGCTGATTGTTGACGCCTCAGTGTTTGAGGCTTCGCGTGTATTGCGTATTCCGGGTACGTTCAACTACAAGAACAAGGAAGAACCGAAGGAAGTCACTGTCCTTAACGAAGTCTCTATACGCATGAGTTATGCGCAGATTCAAGGCATCCTTGGATCGTCAGAGCCTAAGCCAAAAGAAGAGCGACCGGATTTCATTCCGGCGATGAGCCCGATGATGGAAGCCCTGATGGGCAACAAGATCAAACGGTTCAAGACAATCATGATGAAGTCGGCTCAAGGCGAAGGGTGCCAGCAGTTGCTGCATTGCTTCAACAACCAAGAGTCGATAGATGAACCACTGTGGCGCTCAGCCCTGTCGATTACCGCTTTCTGCGTAGACAAGGACACCGCATCCCACAAGATGTCGAGCAAGCATCCGGGGTATGAGCCCGCGCAGGTGGATGAAAAGATAGCAAATTTGGTATTAAAAGGTGGCCCACACCACTGCACTACGTTCGAGAAGATGCGCCCTAACGGTTGCGACGGATGTCAGCACAAGGGCGTACTGAAGTCCCCAATCATGCTCGGCGTAGAGATAGATGTTGCCGAGGGAGACGACAACGAGGTTGAGGTTGAGACTCCTACGGGAGTTGTGAAGCACCGGATTCCTGAGTATCCATTCCCCTTCTTCCGTGGTAAGAATGGTGGCATCTATAGGAAGCCGGGGGAAGATGAGGACGACCCTATTCTGGTTTACGAGCATGACCTGTATGTGGTCAAGCGTATGCGAGATGCGGAGCTTGGTGAGATTGCGCTGTTCAGGCTGCACCTACCGCACGATGGGGTTAAGGAGTTTGCGATATCGACGGCTGCTATCTCATCCAAGGATGAACTACGAAAGGCGCTAGCTCAGCAGGGGGTAGTAGCGCACCACAAGCAGTACGAGAACCTCGCTATCTTTGTCGTCACCTTCATAAAAACTCTACAGTATTCAAAGAAAGCCGACACTATGCGAACACAATTTGGTTGGACCGAAGGTGACAGTAAGTTCATCATGGGCGACCGAGAGATTACCAAGGACGGTACGTTCTACAGCCCACCGTCAACGTCTACTAAATCCATCGCCGACAAGATTCACGCTAAGGGCTCCTTCGATAAGTGGAAGGAAGTGTTCAACCTGTACGGCATGAAGGGCATGGAGGGTCAGGCGTTTGGTGCATTGACTGCCTTTGGCTCCCCGCTGCTGAAGTTCACGGGTCTAGATGGAGCGATCATCAACTTGATCTACGAGTTCGCTGGCTCGGGAAAGTCCACCGTCTTGCGTATGTGCAACAGCGTGTACGGCAACCCCAAAGAACTGATGGCTACGTCCGACGACACCTTCAACTCGAAGATTCAGCAGCTTGGGGTGATGAACAACATGCCCAACACGATGGACGAGATTACGAACATGACGGGCATGGACTTCTCGAACATGGCTTACGCAATCTCTCAGGGGCGTGGCAAGAACCGCATGAAGGGCTCGGCTAACGAACTTCGCATCAACAACACCAAGTGGCAGAACCTGACCCTATGCTCGGCAAACGCTAGCTTCTACGAGAAGCTGGGCATGGCAAAGAACTCACCCGATGGCGAGTCCGTGCGGTTGCTGGAGTACAAGATCGAACCTAGCTCCCTGATTAGTGTGGCAGTCGGCAAAGAGATGTTCGACCACCAACTCGCCGAGAACTACGGCCATGCGGGTGAGATTTACATCAAGTGGCTGGTCGATAACCTTGAGGAAGCTAGGGCGCTGGTCAAGAAGGTTCAGGCCAAGATCGACGCTGAAGTTCAGTTCACTTCCCGTGAGCGGTTCTGGTCGGCAAGCGCGGCTTGCAACATTGCTGGTGGCCTCATCGCCAAGGGCTTGAACTTGCACGACTTCGACATGAAGGAGATTTACGAATGGCTCAAGAAGATGCTGGCCGAGATGCGGATTGAAGTTAAGCCCCCACAGTACACACCAGTTACCACCCTTGGCGAGTTCATCAACGCGCACATGAACAACGCATTGGTTGTGAACGGGGGATCAGACTCTAGAAGTACGCTAGTCCCACTACCGTTTAGTGAACCACGTGGGGAGCTACTGATACGCTATGAGCCGGATACAAAGGAACTCTTCATCGCGGCCAAGCAGTTCAAGGACTTCTGTGTGGAGCAGCAGACCAACTACCGCACGGTGCTACATCAGTTGCACGGGCTGAAGATTTTTGTCGAGGCCACCAACAAGCGCATGTCCAAGGGTATGAAGGTCGTGTCTCCAGCCGTACGGGTGCTTAAGTTCGATGCATCGAACACCGAGTTCCTGCACATAGATGCGATCCTGCCGACTAGCAATGAAGATCGAAACAGTTTCGTATCAGATTGATTGGTCGAAGTTCCGCAAAGGGTACTCGTTCTTTGTACCCTGCATCGACCATAAGGCTGCACAAGAAGCCCTGCTTCAAGTCATGCGTAGGCTCAAGATGAAGGTAGTCACCAAAGTTGTGGTTGACGACGGCATCAAGGGCTTGCGTGTGTGGCGGGTCTAGCCTATAGTGGAGCCTTCACGTTGCTCCTTTTTGCCCCGCCCTAGAGCGGGGCTTTTTTTCGCCTACTTGTTTTTAGCTTCCCTAGCCGCTTCTTCCCGGTCTACGCGATCCTCTAGGTTATCGAGCACATCGCCAACGATGTCTATATTCTTCTTGACCATCTCTCGGTTGATACCCAGTCGAGATTGAGCGCGGGTCTTAAGGTCGTTTGTAACCATTTCTCGAATACTACTTATCGTCATTCGGTGGCTAGGATACTTACCATTAAACTTAATTACTTCAGAGTCGATTATGTCGATCATCTTGTCTAGGCTCTCGTCCGTACCTTTACGTGCCTGTATCTTGATACGGTTTTCTAGCAAAGTCTTTTGGTTAACGATCTTCTGCACATCGCCTTTTAGCTTGGCCCCAACATCACTAACCCTAGCTGCAGTAGCCGTTCGGAATCCAACCGCTTGTGCGGCGAGCATACCGGTGCTTACATTCTCTGGGGCAACAATAGGATTACCCGCCGCATCCAAGATACCTTCGTCTGCAATCCTAGATGCCACTAAGATATTTCTAGCCGCCGCAGGAGCTAGGCGTTCTTGCATCTTCTGGAAATCGCCGACCTGATATGCGTCATACGCATCAGCGAAAGACAAGAGCAAACCAGCAGACGGACCAGCAAGCTCCATCACGGTTTGCGTTACCCCCTCCCGAGCGGTTTTCATCTCCTTCATATCCCGACCAAACAAGTCGCTAAGGCCGATACGCTCCGCGAGGGCAAGCCCAGTGAATGCGTTAAGCGGGCCAGCATCTAGGATTTGGGACAGAGGGACACCCCCTATGGACACGTCGCCCAGATGCTCGGGGAGAAATACTTCTCGGAACCACGTCTTAGCATCTAGGTCTTTGAGTTCATCAGGCCAGTCATCGTCCTCCTGCATTGCTTTGAACGCATAGGCTATAGCCCCCAAGCTGGTGCTGAAGAATGGGATACCGGACAGACCCGCTATGCTGCCCGCCGTCAGGTAGATACCGAAGAACTTAATCGCTGCCGCCTTCTTACCTTCCTTGTTCAGGAAGGGCATCATCTTGGCGAAGTTAGTCAGCAATAGCAATGTGGTGTGCAGCGGGAACATCTTGAACTGGAACACCATCTTGCCAATACCGCGCTGGGTCCAACGTGGTCGGTTCGATATGTCGTAGTTACCCAGAGCCTCGTTAACATCTTTCACCGCTTGGTTAATCGCCGCATCGTGGTCTAGCCCACGCTTAACTCCAAGCCTATACGAAGCGAGATACACACCTTCACGGGTCATGCGCTCGATGTTGTGCATCAAGCTGGAAGTTAGCAGTCTGGCACCCTCTGCACCGATGTACCCTGCCTTACCGAGGACAGTAGACGCAGTACGAGTTACAACGTCCCGCTCGCCGTATACAAGGTTGGCATAGGTGGACTGAGATACACCTCGCTCCGTCATCTGCTCGACAGCATCTCTTTCGTTGTTCGTTAAGTCTTTGTTGTTAGCGATACTTGGAGAGACGTAGGACTGTGTGCCATCTTTGTTTGTACGGATCACCCCAAACTGCCCAATCAACTTAGACACTTTGGCGAGTTCTTTAGCTGCACCGATAGCATTGTTATGGTTAGCTGCAAGTACTGGGAGCCCAGAGATATACACGCTGAACGGCTGGATAAGTGCAGAGGACGCGCCCGACAAGAACCAGAAGTACGAAGCCTTGTTTGCTACCCCAGCGATGGCATCCCCCAGCCCGCCGCTTTCCCCAGACAGAGCCATGTTCACCCGCTTCTCCGCTTCGATAACGAACGGAGACATATTAGGCCGACCCTCTACCGCCTCGCGTGCGGCAGAAAGAGAGTTGCGCAGGAGTGGGGAGTACTTAAGCCGAGCCAACTGCATCGAGGTTCTAGATGCCGTGGTAGCTACGTTTCGGAGCAAGTCAGTGCTGAAGCCGGTTACGTCCTTACGGTGGATGAACTGATTGCGGAATGATTGCTCTGGCATCGTGTTCAGGTACACCTGATAGATGGCGTCCTTCAATGCTTCCTTAGCTGCACCATCAGATTGTTCCGCGCCAAAATTTTCTTTGTCGATCTCATCGAAGATTTTGGTCAGCATTTCGCTGGTTTTGTACGTCTTTATGCGTAGCTGAGAGATACCCTCACCGGATGTCATCTCAGCATTAGGGTTGTCGTTAAGCAGATTGACTCGTGCTTCTTCTCGATCCGCGATATTCTCGAACATATAGAACTGTTCAAGCAGTTCCTTACCGCGCATCTCTGTTACACGTAGGAAGAAGTCTCCTCGGCGAACCAATGGGAAGAATGGGCGAATACGCGCATCGGCCTCGAACGTCTTACGGAGCACGTTAATGAGGTTTTCCTTCGCTTCAGATGACATTCCCGGCAGTTGATTTATCTGCTCGTCCAACAAGTCCGAGTAGAGTTGAATCATCTTCTCGTAATACGCCTTGAGATTCTTGTACATCTCTTGCCCCTTGGGGCCGACGGACTTGTACGCCGCATCTAGCTTACGAGCTTCCGCGATATCCTGTGCAGTTCGCCCTTCCAGCGGGGTAGAAGTAGGATCAGCCGGGTCATACCGTGTAAGGGTAGAGCCATACACTAGATTCTCAAACTTTTCACGGTACGCTTTAGGGTTGCTAAAGAGCGGGTTTAGCTTTTTCTGCAGTTCTTGCAGAACTACATGGGCTTCAGCAAGCAGAGATTGGGAGAACCCATGCATTTTCTGCAGTTGGATAGCTGCGTCGTCAAGCGCCTTGATGCCAGACCAGTCGGCGAGGAACGTGAATGTAGGTTGAGACACTAGCTGGCTGATAGCCCCATAGGACATATTCTGCCAATTACGGGTTACTAGCCGCCGCAAGATGCTCATGGCCGCTTTTGGGTCACGCCCTTGCAGTGCATCTGCTATTGCTGGGCCTTCTTCCGCCAATCTGCTCTTACGCAACTTCTCTGTAGCGCCGACACCCTCTGCTTCCAGAGTTTCAGCCGCTTGCTCAGGGTCAGGCAACTCAGCACTACGCGACAAGTAAGGCTCAACTCGCCCACCCGGAAGTGGGGTAGCAGAGGCACGGGGTTCTTCTTCCCGCGCAAAGACTTCTTGGGGAGCTACTTGTTCGGCTGCTGGGGGAACAGCGGGTGCTGCTTGTCCTTGCGCTTCTGCTTGCTGGGCTTCAGGGGTTTCAGTGCCACTTGGGGTTTCCTTGAGTACTTTTGCTGCGGGTGTGACTTCAGTGATAGTTGTACCAAAGTGCATACCCCTACCGGTATCGCCGACAGGACTTTCACTTTGGTAAATCTCGATTGGCTGCATCCCTACACGGGGCTGCTTGCTATACGGCACAGTGGCTACTACCGTACCAGCCTTCTTGGGGCCGTAGTCTTCCGTCAAAACTACATTGGCTTTGTTGGTTGGCTGTCCCTGCGCGTCCATAACAGGAAGCAGTTGAGTAGCCGCATCAGGGTTCTGTATCCACCCACCGATTTGGGTGGCGTTAGCTGGCGTAACAAAGATAGTCTTGCCCGACTTAGGCTGTACACCAGTAGATGTATCAGTATGCTGCTCACCACTACGGTTTCTTGTGGTGGTTCCATCGTTATGGAAAGCATAGGTAGACCCACGCGACGTACGGAATACCGTTTTGGTATCAGGTAGCGCAGCTACGCTAGCTAGGTTAGGAGCTACTGCAGTGGGCTGTGTTCCTTCTCCTGCTGCAATCCCTCCAGCATCTTCTGCACTAGGAACCACTCCATCTGGCTCAACTCCTGCAACTCCCTCGGCGGGGGCAACTGCTCCGGGCTCGCTAACCACAGGAACGCTTGCTCCAGTTGGCTCACCGACAACTCCACTAGGGACCGGAGTTCCTGCTTCCGCCGTAGGCGTCGGAATGTTCGCATTTGGTTCAGCCTCTAAAGTAGGTTCAATTCGTTCGCCGGGAGTTTCAGCCGGAACAGCAGCCGTTCGTGGGAGGTATGGGGGGATTCTTTCCTCGCCCGCTGCCACAGGTGCTTCAGCAGGTAAATTACCAAGAGCAGCTTGACGTTCAAGCTCTTTCGCCCCACGGAGGTTTGATACGGCCTCGACTGGAGCACTGATCCCCTCAGCCAAGGCTTCCAGAACAATATCAGCGGGCTTGAATTCTTGCTTTGCAGCTACCTGCGCAATAGCTTCACCACCTGCGCCACCACCCGTCTGCATACCGAGTTCTTTGGCCCATGCAGCAATGGTTGCTTTCTTAGCGGCAGCACCAGTCAACTTACCTTCTGCGATCAGCGCACGTGCTGGCTTTAGGAACTTACCCGCAAGCCCCAGTGTCAGTCCGTCGATAACGGCAATCGGAATTCCACGCTTCAGCCCCTGATCTTTAATCTGGGCCATGATCTTAGGATCACTCAAGGCATTGGCAACAGCCTCGGCGTTGAGCAAATCGACCCCCTTAGACTGCAGTACATCGGTCATAGCCGAGCCGTACTCCAAACCGAAAGAGCTTGATCCACCAGCAATACCTGATACGGCAGCACCCGCTGGGCCAAGCACCATTGCTGGGGCCATTGCTGGCAACGACAGCATCAGTGAATCCGTAAGCATACTTAGCGTAGCTCCGGGGTTATCCACCATCGCAGAAATAGCATCACCGAAAGTCTCGGCGCTACCAATCGCCATCATCCCGTCTTGGGTTTCTTGCGTAGGTGCAGCGTTGTACCGACGTTTAGCGGTCTGAGAAATTAACCGCCCCGCATCAGATGGGTTAACGGCTCCTGCTTGGGTAAGGTAGGCAGTAGCGATGTCTTCGTAGTTAGACTTAGCCCGCTTGAACACGTTGGCAAACTGCGTCCCCAAGCCTTTTTCTGGCATGGCAGAGATTTTGTCAGAGGGTTCAGCGCCAGCGCCAGTTGGTGCAGTGGGAGCGACAGTAGGCTGGGCTTTGAAGTAGTCGCTGCCACGTTTCTTACCGTGCGCAATAACCTCATCCCACTTGAGTCCCATCTTCTCGAACGCAGGGCGCAGTTCTTCCTTGTCTACACCTTCCTCAAGCAGATTGACCGCATCGTCCAATGCCTCAACACGGGATGCGTACGGCTTAGGTTCTGCCTTGGCTACGGGTGCAGGAGGGGCAATCGGTGCAGCGGTTGGTGTAGGAGCAGCGAACAGGCTAGGAGCACCAGCAGCAGCGGGGGCAACAGGCGCGGCCTGACCCAGATGGGTCAGTATTTTATTCTTTGCCTCTGCCTGATCCTCAGTCTCAATGTCGTATTGCTGGCCTTGGTACTCGTAGATCGGCATGATTTTCCTTAGTCCAACTTGATAGGCGCTGCAGTAGTACCACGCTTAGGTAGCAGTGCGGGTTCCACTCGCCGACCCGCTAGCATCTCATCTCGTATATCTGCTTCCGCTTGGCCCCGAGTCTTACCTGCTGCCATCCGTGCCTTCACATCTTCCCTACCCGCACGGCTATACAAGTAGTTTTCTACCTTGGTGTCTATATCTTTTTCCACACCTGCAGTTAGCTTGCCGGGGCCAACATCTGTAGTCTTAGATTTTGCCGTTGCTAGCTCAGCAGCTTCGCGTTGAAGTTCCTGATCTGACCTTCGTTGGTCCACAGGTAACGCATTATTTATCCGCACCAAGTCTTCGTACGTAACCCGTGCCAGCTTTTCTGCCAACTTCTCTGTTTTACCAGCACCAGCACCACCACTACTGACTGGCCTAAACGCTTTAGAAGCCGAAGAAGCCCCAGTAACTTCCCCTGCAGCCGTAGCACGAGCTTCTTTAGCCGCCGCCAACTTAGCTGCTTCTGCTGCCTTGACAGATTCCCGAGCACCTTTAAGGTCACCCATGCGCTCTTTGCGCTTGGCATCTTCCATGAGGAATCGTGCTTCTTGCAGTGCTTCAGTTCTCCGGTCGGTTTCAGCCGTAGCACCTTGGTAAGACTTAGCCGCAGCACCGATACCTCTACCCGCAGCCTCAGCGAAGTTTGACCCTTGTAGCAGTTCAGGAACCGCCGCGAGCATTGCAAGACCTTTAGCTTGCTTATCCCGCTCCGCGAGTTTTCCTTCTCTAGCTGTTAGCTTTTTCTGCATGTCAGCATAGGGGTCAGAACCAGCCATCTCTTGCGACTCGGCCAACTCCGCTTTAATTGCAGCCCGACGCTGCTCGGGGGTAAATGCCTCTGGAGCTTGTATTGCTTTCTGCCGTTGCAGCGCAGCTAGTGCTTCTTGTCCAAACAAGTTGTACAACTCTGCGTTACCCGGAGACTCAAGCCTCGGCATGTAGTCTTCATCTTCTGCGCCACCACCACCAGCGAAAGCAACGATGCCACCGTTAGCCATGCTTTCTTGCGTCGGCATGATGTTGTTCACCATATCTGGAGATGCGGTAGCTGAGATACTCGCGCTTGGAATACCCCCCTCACCCTCACCGCCACGACTCTGCAGTTCCTCGGCAATGATCCGAATTCGCTCGGGGTCACCGGTCTGCTGCGCAATGGTCAAGGCTTGTTGAAGCTGCTCAGTGCTGAGGCTAGAGACAATAGACGCTACATTCTCGTCGCCGGTAACACCACCGCCAGCATAGGCCAACCCACCGCGAGCAAACAGTTGGCTTGCCCCAGCAGCGGCAGTACCCAGAGCAGCGGCCTGTTGCCCAAAGCCGGGGCCAGCCTTGTACATGGAAGTGGTAGACGACGAGCCAGTCGGCGTCCTATTAAGCAAGTCAGCTTTGCGCATGATTTGCTCCCAGTCGAAGTTTTTCTGGTCTGACCAGTTCTGGTATGCGAGATCACGAGCCCTTTGATCCTGTGCTTGCTTCTGCGCACCGTAGGTATTACGCAGCTTGTTGATGTCCATGCCTTGCTGGAACTGCAACTGCCCAATGTTGCTAAGTGCATTAGCGCCTTGAAGCCCTGCTTGGGAACCAAACTGCCGTGATTGTTCTCGTGCTTGATCTGCCGACAGGCCATACTGCGCACGGGATTGGGCTTCTTGCACCTTACGCGCTTGGTCTTGCTGGAATTGATTCGCTGCTTGCTCGTAAGCGGTCTGATAACCCTTGGCTCGGATATCGCCGAGGTTCTGCATCAAACCCTGTTCGCGCATCCCCTGACCAATAGCCGTACGACTACCGCCAAAAGCGCCGCGCCCTACTGCTTGTGCTTGATCCTGTATCTGAGCCAGTTGAGCATCGCGTGTAGCAGACCGAAGCTGTGGGTTAAGCGCGGCCTCCATATACGGAGACATGTATTGCTGGGCCGCATTAGGGTTCCAGCTTTCCCCTACCTGCTGATATTGGTTCTGAAAGTCGGCGGGGTTGTAGTTCCCCGACTGCATTGCCATGCGTTCGGCTTCAGCAAACTGGGGTGCAGTGGCCATATCCGCAGCACCCTGATACGCTTGCTCTTGCATCGGGTCGTATTGAGCGAGGCGATCCCCACCATAGGCTTCATACCCTTGGTTGGTAAGCTCCATGCCCTTGGCAAGAGTTTCCTTAGCAGCTTCACGCGCCCACGGAGCAACATCTTGGATTACGGTCTGCGTGGTATTAGCAGGAGTCTTGCCCCCACCACCACCACCTACAGGATAGACCCGCCGACCATCAGCCGAATAGCCGTTAAATTTACTGTGGCTCAACATCTAAGTGCTCCTTGCGGTATTCATCAAACCGTTCATGGAAAATAACTTTCCATACTTCCGGTAAAACTTCTCTAGCTTTTTCGGGGCCAACGCACATATGCACGGCGTAGGCGATTATGTTCCCCGCAGCGTAGCGAAGTCCATGTGAAATCTCAATTCCGTGTGGGTCTTTATCTGCCTCGAACTTGTTTGCTGTCTCATAAGAAGAAACAACAACAAGCCACATAGGGAAGATAGCATCCTGAATGGAGCGGTAGAACGGATTGGCTGGCAGATACACCAGCGCCGTAAGAAACGCCCTATTGATCTCTATTCCAGATACAGGCTTGTCTTTATCTACTAGATCATCCCAAGTATGCGACAAGTCTACAAAGGCACGAAACATATTGAGGGCATGGTGATTGCCCCCAAACCACTCTAGCTTGCCTTCGTCAGTCATGCTGGGAGATGTTTTTCGGCGCGGCTGTTGTGGGCCACTTTGTTCTTGCCGATGCTTTTCTTACGCGCTTTCTGGATACGATCCATCATTGCGTAGAGTCGGCGAGCACCAGCTTCAGTAGAGCCGTTACCCAGTTCAGACACGATACGTGCAGGGATAACAAACTCGCCATCAGCCAGCCGAGCAGGTTGCTTCTTACCAATTACAGCAGGGATAGAGTCCGAGACACCATCGCCGGGGCCACGAAGCAGTCGGCCACCGTCCGAGTAGCTACCCAGATTAGCCGAGGAGGAATTCAAACCACCGTGCATGACACCACCTTTAGCTGCAACCTTGGTAAACCCACGGTTGTTAAAGTAGTTCATTTCCCGCCCACGACGTACGTTTTCTTCGTAGTCTGGTGAGCTAAACACACCCTCGTCCGTACCCTTGTTATACGAGTACTTAGGTAGGTACGTGTCTTCAGGCTCCTCTTTTAGCTTCTTCTCTCCGGGCATCATCGACATCAATGTGCCACCGGTAATGAAAGGATGCTCTTTAGCAAACCCCATCAGGTTCTCACCAGAGAGCCCCCTACCCATCGACGCAAAACGCTCAGACGGCCCCATCGCATTAAACTTAGCGGTGTTAGCAGCTTGTTGCGCGGCTTTAGCGGCTTCGGGGGATAGAGCGGGCGCGGCTGATGGCAATGAAGCTACTTGAGACACGCCGGTATCCGCACCCATTGATGCAAAGTTGTTAAACGGGGTTGGGCCAAAGCTAGCTGCGCCACGTGCGGCGTTGTCGCCAAGAGCAGTGCCTGATGCCTTGGCAAAGTTTATACCTGAGCCTTCCATTCCTGCCATAGGCGGCACGTTACCCGGAGATACAGGGAGTGGAGCAGCGACAGGAGGAACAACAGTAGGTGGTGGAGTAACCGCAGCGAGTTCAGCCCCACCAGCAGCAGGGGCACCAGCACCAATACCACCAGCAGCCGGAGCAGCGGTACCAGCCCCAGCAGCACCCAAACTAGCACCGAGACTAGCGCCACCGTAAGCGCCAAGACCAGCCAGCAAGCCCTTTTTCACGCTACCCTTAGCAAGTGCAGTAGCACCGCCGACAAGCCCCGCAGCCATGAATGGCCCGACACCGGGGATGAAAGACAAACCAATACCTGCAATCGTAGGCAGGAGTTGCGACAACCAACCAGCTTCGGGCAGCCCAGTGTGCGGGTTAATGCTGAGGGAGCCCCCGTGGTCTTTAGCGATCTTCTGCAAAGCGTGAACTTCGCCCTTGGTCATGTGGACGAGTTCAGTATCCGGGCCTCGACCATGTTTGGCGAGGTCGCTGGCAATATCTTTAAGGCTCATATGTGCCTCGCAAAAAGGGGGTAGGGGGATCGTATCACACGGAGGTTCAACAGGCAATTACTGGGTGGTCAGGTCGTAGAAGGACATAGAGCCTATCCCGCCACCAGAACCAGCGCCACCAGTTGTAACAACCCTTGCAGCAAAAGTGTAAACGTCACTGACCCCGGCTATAGACGCGCCAAGTTGTAAATCCCAGTTGTATACGCCAGAAATAGAAAGAGGAGTCGGGCCAGATTTGCCAGTGGTAAACGAACTATAGGAAAGGGATCCGCCCGTCATCGCCGTCGATGTAATGTCGTATTCAACATTTGCGTTTGCGGGTACTGCTGCCCACGATGGGCCAGTAAGTGTCGCATTTTTGAACAACGCAATCTCATAGTTGTCTGCTGTTGTCGGCAAGAAACTAAAAGACGAAGGAAGTACCACCGCCCCTAGTGCCGTGGACTTCAGGCGTATTGAGACCACTGGGTAAAAAGCGGTCGTAATAGTTGAAGTGCTGGTTGCGTTTACCCGTCTTGCAACGTGATCTATGGAGATTACCCCATACCCACCCTCAGAAATAACCGTGGAGCAGATTTGTTTAAGCGTTGCGGCCACCGCCGAGGTAGAGGTAATCTCATACCGAACAGGCAAAATAGCCGTCGTCATGTAGGTGGTGGTAATCTCGTTAGCGTTGGTGAATGTATGGCAGACGATGTACGCACCGTTGATAATGAAGCCACAACGCACCGAACCTACGCCCAACCACTCAAAGTCCATCCACAAAATCTGAGCTTTGGTAGAGTCAAGGGTTAAGCCTGATGCCCCCGTACCGTCCAACTTGTCGCCGTTCCACGCAGACTGCGCCACTGTTCTAGCGTCGCTGACTGACCCCGTAACCGAGGAGCGCAAAACAAAGGAGTTCGTCCCGTCAATGCGTTGGAAGAACGCTCCGTTGGCCGCATTAAAGTACCCGACCCGTTGAGTTAGGTTCAGGCTTGCGCTTCCATCCATGCAGAATGTAGCAAGCATAAGCAGCCCTTTTCCGGGCTGATATGGAAAACTGCGGTATGTCTGCCTGATTACAGAACCGGCTCCACCGGCAGTTACAGTCAAATCTACGACGGACTGGTTGACTTGATACGTTGTAGTTCCCGTACCTGTCAATGCCGTATCGTACTGCGTATCTGCCGTGTACCTGTTCTGGCTATCAAACAACGTATACGGTTGGCTAACTCGGATTCTTCCAAAGGCATCTACATTGGTGCCACCAATAGATACGGGTACGGTGTCAATGGTTGCCACAAGCTGCCCCAAAAGATTATCAAGTCGGTTGAAATACAAGCGCAGGATGTTATTGAGTTGGTCCTGATACCGTGGCTCGTAGACGACAGGCGCGGTCGGTAGTTGCGGAGCTACAACACGATTCAGTTCAAAGTCAGACGTGACAATTAGCGCCATTTTTAGCTTCTCCGACCATCAGGGCGAATATCAATGCGGGATACGCCAAGCTGCCACTGTACGCCGAGCCCGTCTGAACTCACCTTAAACGCCATCTGCCGCCCTCGAATACGTACGTACACCTGCTCCGTAAACTGCTGAACGGTATAGGTACGCTGCGTAAGATAGTTCTGAGCGCTGGTCACTAGAGGTGCATCAGACGTTCCATAGTTAGCACCGGGGAATGTGCGCGGACGTATAGTGAAGTCTGCCGATGGGTTGTTGACGAACGAGCCATCGAAGGTCAAGTCAGGGATCACGCGCCAAACGAACCCATAGTTGTGCCCATCACCGATGTCAAAGTCAGAGGATTGCACATACGCCACGATTGGGTTTGGTGGGTTGGCCGTAGAGTCGTCTACTCCTGTCTCTTGATACACAAGCTGCGCATTGGTCGTGCCGCCCGCAGTGCCATAGATCATGGACATAGGAACATTACGCAACGAGCTATCTAGCCAAGCAGTGCGCCCCTGATTCTCCCCTTCAAAGTTAGCCCAATCCCCGTAGTACCAAACTTGCTCTAGGTAGTTATAGATGACGTAGCGGTCGATGACCGTAGAGTTTGATGAACAGTAGCTCCACCAGATTTCGTTGTAGCCCTCATTAGTGCCAGCGTTAAACTGATACGCTTGAGATAGATTGATGTCGGTGAACACATATTCCCGCAACGTACATGGCAAAGTTTGCACTCGACCGGAGTACACAAAGAACTTATCCATGCCCATCCAATAAGTCATGTTATTGGCGGTAGCTGCAACATTAGGGCCATTGATAGAAATGTTGTCTTCAAGAATCTGGAAGCCCCACACATACGGTGGGCCAAGGTACTGCATTGAGTACAAAGCAGAGTCGGTGAAAACCAGTACTTCTTGGCGAGTCTGGATCGCCGTGACAATAGTTGAGCCGTGACTAAGACGATAATCACCCGCTTGGTTAGTATCTAGGGGCGTCCACGTGTAAAAACTTTCCTGATTCGACCAGCGAATCTGCATTGGATCGAGCGCAACGGTGGCGTACAGACCTGTTGGGTCGTTGGTGCCAAAAGCAACTACGAAACGTGATGCATCGGAGACAAGTACAAAGTTGACTTGCGAAGGGCAAGTGGAATCTACCACTGCTCCAGCAACAGTTGTCCCTGCTTCAATCTCTACTCCACGGTCAAAAATGGTGGGGTTAGCGTTGTTGTCCCAGTAATACAGCGGGTTACCACGTGGGCAGAAGATGAGATTCTCACCAAAGTTGGACTGGCTCCACAAACGCATTTGCAAGCCTGTACCAATACCAGAAGGAGCGGCAAGACCCCAACCCGTAAAGGAAGTAGCTAGCTGAACAATAGCGCCGGTAAGGTGCGCTGCGGCGGTGGTACCACTAGCGGCTCGAACGCAGCCAGTCAGGGTATTTACTGATACACCAGAGTATGTAATGAGTTCCGAGTCAATCAGAACCATACCGGAAGTGCCAAATCCCGCAGCACTAGTAAGCACAATGGAAGTTACCGAGTTGTTGATGCCACCATTGAGTGTTGTCGCCGCAACGCCCGTAACAGTTCCGCCCCAAGCACCTGCGCCCCAACCGACACCAATGGTGTAGATTTCGTTACCTGAAGTGATCTGGTAGTTAAAAGTTGCGGTAGCCGCAGAAGTGCCGGAGCTTGTAGCGGCTGTAGCTACAGTAATGTAGTAGCTGTTGGAGTCAATGTAGGTGATCTGGTATTCACCATCCATCGTAGCTGCTGAGATACCGTTAACTGCACCGGATGTTGCCGAGATCGTTACGAAGTCGCCTGTCTGAGCGCCGTGTGCGGGGTCATTAACCCGTACCTGTGTAGAGGAGGTTGTAGTCGTGAACGCATTGGCTACTGTCGTGCGCGTCAAGCGAATAGGTGTGACATCGTAAAAAGCACCGCCAGAGCCGTTCTGTACGTAGTATTTGAGGTTAGTGCCGACTGCGAGCAAGTTGTAGCCCGCTAATGTGACCCAGTTCCAGAGTGCTCGCGCTATGCCCCACAGGGTTCCCGTAGTTGGAACAGATATCTTGGTCACCGTACCCGCAATCTCAGTAGACAAGCCACCGCCGTCACTGATCCAACCACCGATTTTCTCTGCCTGACCTGAGCGAAACCGAATCTTGTTGCACTCGTACCAACCACCTTCATTAGCGTAGGAGGTACTTTCGCGGTTTACGCCGGGGGCAAACTTCAGTTTCTGTAAGGGCATAATGGCCTCATTTGCACATTGTCTGTGCGGTACTTTCTACTTCTTTGACTCGGCGTTCCCACCCTCGTCCGAAGGTTTCCCACGTGCCGAGGCGATGCAAGAAGGCGAGACGCTGCTCGCAGTAGCGAGAGACCAGCAATTTGGGGTGAAGGGTTTCTACGGCAGCAAATGTCTTTGGGCCAAGCGATCCGTCAGGTTCGACACCAACAGCAGTCTGGAGCCAGCGGGATGCACGGCCAGCGCCACTATTCACAGCAGCATCGAACACGCAGTAGTCAACACCCGTCGGGAGATTATCGCCCTTGATCTTGTCCCAGTACAGCTTTTTGTATAGGGGCGTAACCAGTTGGGGCGTCAGGCGCTGCATCTCTGAGTCTGGGACAGGCGTGCCAAGGAACTCTTCCCACACCTTTTTCGTCACGCCTAGATTGGTTATGCCGCCCGGATCGGAGGGGTGGTTGACATAGCCGCCTTCATGCTTCAGGAGGTTGGCTAGGCAGGACTCGAAGTTGGCTTTCATTTCTTGTCCTCGTTGTCCTTGTTCTCTTTACCCATCTTGATACCGGCAATGGTGCCAACAAAGGCTCCGACAATGGTATTGAACGAGGGCTGAAGCATTTTGAACAACTCGTTGTTGTCCACATGGGTATCAAAAAGACCAACCAAAGACGCCGCACAAGTTGCAACCAAGACAAGGGCTAAGGACAAGCAGCAGATAACGGTGATGTAGTCAGCGATCTTCATTTCCTAGCTGCCTCTGCCTTTTCCTTGCTGCCAATGCTTGAGCCAAACCAGAAATTGAGCATGGTGGCGATCACCGTACCGAGGATGAACCCGAGGATGGTGTCGGCGAACCGGACATTTGTATCTGGAATTACGCCAAAAGTAATAAAGCCGATGTAGACCGCCGCACAGACTGACCAGAAGGCTGTCAGGTACATGGTGAACCGCTTGGAGAAGACATCAGACTGATTGAGCGCAGCAACCTGCATGGCCCGAGCATCGGCAGTGTTCGCGTACTGCATCTTCAACTTATCAACATCAATCTGCGCCAGCTTGAGCGCCGCATCTGGGTCTTCCACTACTGCCTTCGTCACGGCTTCAATCGTGTCGGCAACACCAAACTGCTTGGCGATAGCAGAGACAGCAATGCTCCCAAGCGGGCCAGCAACTGCTGTTGCTAGTGCAGGAGCGGCTTTAGCGAGGAACTGAAGGAGGTCGTTCATTAGGCCGTCCTACGCCACATATACACCGTGATGTACGGCTGGTAGTTGAGGTTGGTTCCAGCAACACCTGTGCTGGTGTTGGTCGTGCTGGCGGTAGGGGTGACCGAGTTATTACCGGTTGTGATTGTGTGACTATGTGAGCCAGCACCCAAGGTATTGGTGCTGTTGGTAGTAGGCCCGGAGATGTGATCCAGCATATCTCCTGAAGGAGCAACATACGCTGTACCGTATGTTGCCGCAAGTGCCTCAACTCTAATACCGCTTGGGTGTTCGTGGTCTGCAGCGGTAGATGTGGTTCCAGAGTGCGTGTGGGTAGTACTAGCAAGCGTCGTTGTGGCTGTGTGCGTGTGTGAGACAGTTACTGAATCCGCAGAGCCGCCTGTCTCTTGCGCCGTATCAAATAGCGGATTAGTTGCGTCAAAGCCGACTGGTACGCGCCCAGCGCCAAACGCAGCCCATGTACCGAAACCAAGCAATGTGCCGGGGTTAGTGGCGTTCGTTGCGTTGGTGTAGATCGAGCCAATCGGGAGCAACGTGTTGAGTGCCAGAGCAGCAATAGCCTGAACAAAGGCTGTCGTGGCTACTTGCGTTGTGTTAGTAGCGGTGGCGGCAGTTGGGGCAGTTGGGATGCCCGTCATAGTCGGCGCATCGAGCGTTGGCGTAGCTATCGTTGGCGAGATCAGGTGTGTGTTCTGCGAGTAGAAGTTAGTGGCATCACTCCACACGGTCATCGTCTTGCCAGCAGGGATAACTACGCCTGTACCCGCAGCAGTGGTTCCGTTTACAGCAGTAGCGTTGTAGATCGTTGCCGCATAGATCGTCGAGTTCCAGATCGTGTACTCTTTTGACGCGGGTGGGGCATAGACTGCAAACGCTGCTACGGTTGTGGTAGTCAGCTTTATAACGGCGTTGCGCGACTGATCGGCAGACCCGTAAAGCGCAGTGAGTGCTTGGTTCGCTGACGTTACCGAAACTACGATATACCCGGACACTGCCCCCTCAATAAGCGTACCTAGATTGGTGTTGGTAGTGGTGCCCCATGCTCCGGCTTGCGTGCCGTTACTGATGAGTTCAAGACGAAGGTTGGGTGAAAACGTACTCATTGGGTTCCTTATTAGGCTTCGATTGTGGGGACTGGAGGGGAAGGAGGAGGCGGTGGCTCAGCGGGCCTAGTAAACACACCATCCACATACGTCCACCCAATACCTGATCCCTGTACCATATCTCTTGGGACGGCAATGCATCCGTCGGGCGCTGGGTTCCCATTTAATCCATCCCATGCAATACTATTTACAACAGTATTTGTAGAAAGGTCAATGATTTCGTAGTCCATTTTTCGTATCCTTAGTAGGCGGTAATGATGACTCTGCCCACACCACCGGCTCCAGCGGCTGCGGAGGTCGAGTTACTAGCCCCACCACCCCCGCCCGGAGCCGCGCCAGCCGCTCCTCCAGTGTTGGAGCCAGCACCGCCCGCCCCACCAAAAGCTGAAGTACTTGTGGTTGAAGTTGGCACACCACCTCCACTACCGGCGAAGGTGGTGTTGCCGGGGTTAATAACCGTACCTGAGTCGTACATACCCCCGCGACCACCACCTTCAACATTAGTAGGTCTTCCTGATCCAGCGCCTCCACCAGCCGCTGATGTTGCCAGTGCATTCCCCGCCTCTCCTCCGGGAGCAGTAAATGTGGTTGCATCATCGTACGATGTGTTTAATGTGATAGAACTTGTGCCACCGGCAGTTGGTGTCCCCGTGCCCCCAACACCACCAGAGGCAACTGTAATAGTTGCACCCGTGGTTAAATAAGAAAACGGAACAAATAATTCTTTATAAGCCCCCCCACCCCCACCACCGCAAGTGCCTAAGTTGCGTATCCCACCCCCACCACCGCCCCACATCTGAATTCTTAGCAGCGTATATGCGCCAGTGGGGGCGGTCCAAGTACCTGTTGAAGTAAATGTCTGGACGTTAGGCGTTGGCGTTGCCAGACTGATAGTGGTCCATGTGGGCGCAGACGCCCCTTGCGAGGTCAACACTTGCCCAGCCGTTCCAGCCACAGTGTATGCGTGCGCCGTTCCTGTCCCATAACCAGCCCCGCCAGCAGTGGGGGTTGCCGTAGAGTTTGTTCCACCACTACCAATCGCCAAGGTAGCCGACAACCCTGCGGCATTTCCCGTAAAAGTTGTACCCGTGAAAGTAGTAGCGTAGACGTTACTCCACACATCCCCTACAGCACCAATCGTCTGTGTATTTGTGACTCCGGGAAGCAAGGGGCCAGAAGTGACAGTTGGGCTAGTTAGCGACAGCCCAGCTACCGTAAGGGTGGTATTCCCCAGCGTCAACGTGGTGCTGCCGAGTGTGATCGGAGCCGCGAAGTTGCTATCCAACTGCGTAAGTGGGATGGGGCCAGCTTGACTGGCAAATGTGTATGGAATTGGCATAGTGGTCTCTTATACAACAGGTAGGGTTGTCGTAGGGGTCTCTTATACAACAGGAACATCAGTCTGTACAGCCACCCAGTCGTCCGCTTGTGTGGTGTTAACGGATGTCCACGTATCTACTACGGGGGTAGCAATCTGCTGCCAACCCGCATCTCCACCAGAGGCAACTGTCTGCCACCCCGGTGTTTGCACAGTGCTTATATTTTGCCAGCCCGCATCTCCACCAGAGGCAACTGTCTGCCAATTCGGTGTCTGCGCGGTGCCTATATTTTGCCAGCCCGCATCCCCACCAGAGGCAACTGTCTGCCAATTTGGTGTTTGTACAGTACCTATATTCTGCCAGCCCGCATCCCCACCAGAGGCAACTGTCTGCCAATTTGGTGTTTGTACAGTACCTATATTTTGCCACCCTGCGGCTTGTGCGTCATCAATGATTTCCCACGGGAACCGCTGCGTGTAGGAGTCGAGGGCTGAGGCTGATTCTGTAATGAGGCATGCTGCTATGAACTGTGAATACGCTTGCGCGTCTGCAATAGCAGACTCAATAAGCTCACAAACAGCCGTGTACGATGCGGTCTCGGACGCTGTAGCAGACTCAGATAGTGCAGAGTTAAGCACCGCACTGGAAACCTGTGTACCTGTAGCTGTAGCAGACTCTGACAGTGCTGAGTTGAAGGTTGCTATAGCTGCTTGAGCGTTAGATGCTGTAGCAGACTCCGACAGAATGGAGTTGAATATATCTACAGCCGTTACTTCAGATGCGTCGGATGTAAATCCAACAGTACCACCAAGGGCATTAGTCCAAGTTACTACATTCGATAGGTCGTTAGTCCAGACTATGTAGGCACCGGTACTGATTGTTTCGGTTAGATTTACTCCAATCGCACTTGTAGAAACTTGAGCAACAGATGCTGTAGCAGACTCTGACAGAGCGGAGTTAAAGGTTACTAGAGCCGCCTGTGTACTTGTAGCTGTAACAGACTCAGCCAAAACCGAGCTAAGCCCCGCACTGGAAACTTGTGTGCCCGTAGCTGTAGCAGACTCCGATAGTGCCGAATTAAAGGTTGCTACCGCTGCTTGAGTGCTAGATGCGGTAGCAGACTCAGACAGAACGGAGCTAAATATAGCTACAGCCGTTACTTCAGATGCGTCTGATGTAAATCCAACAGTACCACCAAGGGCATTAGTCCAAGTTACTACATTCGATAGGTCGTTAGTCCAGACTATGTAGGCACCGGTACTGATTGTTTCGGTTAGATTTACTCCAATCGTACTTGTAGAAACTTGGGCAACAGATGCTGTAGCAGACTCAGATAGTGCAGAGTTAAAGACTACTAGAGCCGCCTGTGTACTTGTAGCTGTAACAGACTCAGCCAAAACCGAGCTAAGCCCCGCACTGGAAACTTGTGTGCCCGTAGCTGTAGCAGACTCCGATAGTGCCGAATTAAAGGTTGCTACCGCTGCTTGAGTGCTAGATGCGGTAGCAGACTCAGACAGAACGGAGCTAAATATAGCTACAGCCGTTACTTCAGATGCGTCTGATGTAAATCCAACAGTACCACCAAGGGCATTAGTCCAAGTTACTACATTCGATAGGTCGTTAGTCCAGACTATGTAGGCACCGGTACTGATTGTTTCGGTTAGATTTACTCCAATCGTACTTGTAGAAACTTGGGCAACAGATGCTGTAGCAGACTCAGATAGTGCAGAGTTAAAGACTACTAGAGCCGCCTGTGTACTTGTAGCTGTAGCAGACTCGGCCAAAACCGATTTAAGCACCGCACTGGAAACTTGTGTGCCTGTAGCTGTAGCGGACTCTGTAATGAACGCGGCAACGACACCTGAGCACGCATCGGATGCGGTAGCAGACCCAGACAGCGCTGAGTTGAATATAGCTACAGCCGTTACTTCAGATGCGTCTGATGTAAACCCAACAGTACCGCCAAGGGCGTTAGTCCAAGTTATAGCACTCGGCGTGTTGTTAAGCCAGACTACGTAGGCACCAGTACCGATTGCTTCGGTAATGACCGAGTTAACTGCGCCTACAGAAACTTGGGCGGCAGATGCTGTAGCAGACTCCGACAGTGCAGAGTTAAAGACTACTAGAGCCGCCTGTGCCGCTGAAGCTGTAGCAGACTCCGATAGTGCTGAGTTAAGCACCGCACCGGAAACTTGTGTGCCTGTAGCTGTAGCAGACTCTGACAACACACAGCCAAATGAACCGCCGGGGACTTGTGTATTGGACGCAGTAGCAGACTCAGACAGTGCTGAGTTGAAGGTTGCTACCGCTGCTTGAGCGTTAGATGCTGTAGCAGACTCAGATAGTGCTGCGTTAAGGACTACTACCGCTGTTTGAGCGTTAGATGCTGTAGCAGACTCAGTAAGGGTTGCGGAATAAGCGGTCCCACCCGTTTCAAAGGCGTCGTTTTGGAACGCATTGCTCTGAAACGTAGCGGCCACGATTTAGTCCGCCGCTTTTGCCGGTTTGGTCAGAGTAGCGTAGAGGTCAGTAGCCGCTTCTTTGTAGTTTTGCAAAGCAAACTGCACGTGCTCAGGGTGCCTAGCTGCCAATTCTGGAGAGAATGAGTAGCCCCATGTCGCGTCAAAATTGCAAGAGAATCCTTCCGGGTTCCACTTGATGTCCGTGTGCGATGCATTGACCTCACGCCACTCCCGCTTGAGGTAGTAATAGAACATCTCAGCAACAGGTGGCCACTGATGCGTGAAGTCACCATAAGCACGGTTGGATGCCCAGTGCGGCGTAATCACCGTCATCTTGGCACCATCCTTCATCACACGGAAAGCCTCATTCATAACGTGAACGCGCTGGCGGGCAGTCATGTGCTCAAGGAAATGGCTGGCATGAACCTCTTCTACGCTGTCATCTTCCCAAGGCCACGCGGCAGTGCCGATGTCCAACACAACGTCCACATTCTCCATAGCGTACTGATCTACGCCAATGAAACCTTCTTTCTTGCGGGGGCCGCAGCCCAAGTCAATTTTCATGCTTTTGGATTGTGAAGGGTTTCGTAAATTACCCAAGATAGGGTGCTAGTATTTTCATCTAGCCACTCGCCTTCTACGGTAGCCGAGCTAGACAGAAACTCGTCGCGGGATTTCAATAGTTGCATTGCTCTACTCTTTGCCTCACCATATGTGCCGCGATCCTCATACTGACCAGTCATATAGTTAAGCACAGAGTAGTAGTCGGCGGATGGTTCGTAATTTTGAGTGATGTCACAAAACTCACCGGTGTATCCACCATCAATCCTTGTTCTTGCATGAATGTTGAACAAGTACCTTTCAGCAAATACTTGCTCATCTTTTGCAAGCTGTATGGCAGCCCTTGCAAGTGCTAGGTCTGTGAATATCTGGGGGAGTACACCAACCCCCAAAATACGGAATCGTCCTGTAGGGCTCATGTTATTTACCAAACGTAGTCTTCAATACCGCCGCGCTTCCCATCAAGATCGTAGTGACCTACCTTGACGGAGCAATCAATGGCGCATCTGTATCCGTACTTCCGGGCGTCCCCCCAGAAATACAAGTCTTGAGTGGCAACGCCGTTGTCGGTCTGGGTTACAAACCACGGTTTACGCAGCCTCTCATCCCGGAACATATCCAAGCGCCAGACGTTGAATCCCATTCCCGTTCCATAGCACTCAACCAAACCACCAGCCGGATCGGGCTTTTGTGGGCGGAAGTTGGTCACTGGGTCTTTAACGTCACCCCAGATTTGAGCGCAGCCCCCCGGCCCTTGGGTGAAATACAAACCACCGATACAAGCGTATTCGGGGTGTGCTTCCATTTGAGCCAGCAACTTCACCAAGCCATCAGCCGGGGGGATGTTGTCGTGCTCCATCGTGATGATGTACTTCCATTTGCTCATGTCTGGGTGAGCAAGAATACTTTCGATGGCAGCACTAAATGCTTTGCCAACCTCCATGCCGACTGCCCACAGCCGAGTGAACTTGGCGTTAGGTGGTGCATAGAGGTTCATCCAACTAGCAACTGCCTTGGTCGGGATACTACCGAAGCACGGCACAATCTGTATGCAAGACAAGTCCTTATACGATTTGTCTGCTGTCAACCGAGAGATGGTTGCATCGAGATCGGCGCTGTGCTTGCCGCCGTCATATGAGGAGATGATTTGTGGTTGCATCAAGGGAATGGGTCGTACATGAAGATGGTTGGGACTCCCGCGTTCGAGAAGGCGGTGTTGTTGGAGACTTGATTAGACCCAATGGTAGCAGGGAAGCCAGCAGTAGAAACGGTGTAGACCCCCTGATACGGCATGAAGTTGCTGGTGGCGTTGTTTGCTGTCTCAGATAGGTGCTGGAAGTTTGTAATGTTCAATGTCGTATTCATCACTTGCGACATAGACAGTGCAGCAGTATTCCGCCCACTTGTCGTGCTTGCGCTTGATTGGGCTTGTGCCAACCAATAATTTCCCGGCCCCAAATTAGATACCATAGGCGCAACGAAATCTCTCAACCCAGTAAACAGGCTAGTCGATACGTTTCCAACACTTACCGTTATTGCTGATGTGGCTGCACCCGCACCATTGGAAAATGAAGTTGCCTTACTTGTTGTTTCTTGAAATGCAATTGTTGTATATGTAACTCCGCCAGTAGTATTGACACTTGCAATTGCCCCCAATGAAAACCCATTAGAAGCGCGCTGCGTTCCTGTGTAGCTAAGACTAACCCCGTTAAACCCAGCCGACTGACTAAGAGCTAATGTATACCCAATAGTAGCGCCAAGTGATACCGTACTACTCCCCGGCAACAACTCAAGTCTCGTAGAGTTTGTGCCTGTTCCTTGAGCATAGATGCCAAAAGATCGTGTCAAGGCCCATGTTGCAGCGGAGACTACTGTAGTAATCGTACTTTGCGCTCCAATGGCAGTGAAAACAGAGTTAAATGATGTGGTGGATGCCGGATTCAGAGATACCAACTGATCTGCATGGCAAAACTTTACATTGGATGGTAAGTCCATGTAGTTAAGATATAGAGAGTTTTGCCCCATCGAGCCCACAAACGTCTGGCCAGTAGTCATGGCAGCGTAGTAGTTATTGGTAGCCACAGCGCCGCCAGCGTTAATAACTATGGTGTTACTGTTGCCACTAAGTGTTATGCCATTCCCACCAGACAAATACAGTGGTGCATTTGTCGTCATGGTGGTGCCGGTGGTGCCAGCAGTGTTGGCTCCCTCAAGCTCCCAGCCCATCAAGTTGGCGTCGATATTGTTGAGTGACAACGCTACACCGTTTGAACCTACATTGAGTGTACCGGACAGGTTCGTGAGGTTCAGCGTGGTTCCTGTGCCAGCAAACTGAGTGGTATTCCCGCCGCTCACCACAATCGTAGCCGCTCCCGCAGCCGTGATCGCGCTCAGGGTTACATTGTTACCGCCTTGGTAAACAATGTTGGTTCCACTAATTGTGGACTGCCCTGACGTATTGCCAGACAGGGTTATGAACTGCTTGTGCTGACTATTCCAGTCACTAGGGCGTACAACAGACGTGGCCGTGCCATCTGCTACAGTTTGCGAATATGCGTGTAACAGGGTCATTACCGACCTCCAGAACAGCGCCCCCTACGGGCGCAGGGGTTATACAGCCGAAAGACTAGACTCTACAAACCAACGGTTCTGAGGATTACCTTCTGTATCGGCCCAAGAAAAAAGATACTCAACGTCGCCCGCATCGTTGAAGCGAATCTTTTCGACAGCCCCTTGCGGCACATCGACGTTTACCTTGACTACGGTACCGACGGGAAAAGTTGCAGCCATGATAAGTCCTTAAGCCAAGCTAGCGGTATAGGTGACGTTGAGTGTGTCGAGGTTGACCACCGAACGGGGGCCGCCAGTGAAGCTGCCCACAGAATAGAGAACGCCAGTAGTCGTAGCACGAACCTGCGTTGCGGTAAGCAAAGCGCCCTGAATGGTCGTCGTGCCCGTGATTGAGAACGAAACTGCACCAGACACCTTGTTGACTGGGCCGGTACCACTAGCGCCAGAGAAGGTAGTCGTCAAGCGATTAGTACCGCTGTAGTTCGTATCTTCCGCCCAACCGGCGTGAGTTGCCAGAGTGTCAGTCAGAGCATACGTTGTGCCACCGCTGGTCAAGCCCATGTACCAAGCAGCCGTATAGCCCGAGCCAGAGAAGTACTTGTCGAGCAGGTCGATCTTGCCAACCGTCACCACCAGATTCTCGATGGTGTCAGTCCACTTAACTACACCATCAGGGCCAACGCACTCAACGTCGTAATGGCCGTGAATTTCGATGGTCTCCGACAGGGGACTGTTCTTGATAACAGAACCGTTCATGGTATCAAGAGGAGTAGCTTTTTCGGTGGTCATGGTGTTTCCTTAAACTATTCTAAGTAGTGCTGAAGAATCGGTGTTTACTGGCATTTGAACAGTAAACACGGTGGCAGAAGTCTTGTCAGCGCCAAAGTCCAGCACTGCTACGGATTTGTCACTCTTGGAGGCGTTATAAATCAACGCCCCTCTAGCTGTTAACGCTGCGGTCCAAAGAGCATTATCGAAGTCAATGTACGCAATCCCGTTAGCACTAGCTATTGTAGCGCCGGTAAGTACAACTCCACCAGCGGTATACCCAGCGGCCACAACTTCATCAGTCGAGCTATACACGGTAGTGTCGGCATTAAGCGTCGCAGAGGCCGTATACAGCGCGATCTTGATGGAGTCCGTCAGCAGGTTGTGCACTGCTTGCGGAAGCTCCACTTTGAAGCTGGTAGTCATTGTCTGAGTAAGTGCCATATCAAGTCACCTGTTGGCGATACTGCCCAGACCTGTATGCGTCTTGACGCTCCAGACCATCTCCCAGACGCTTGGCAAGTGCGAGGGCTTCTTTGTACTTGCCTTCGTACAAGACCATCATGTCCTGTTCGCCCTTCATGAAGGTGTAGGCTTCAACGAGCGAGCCATACAGCAGCACGGTATCAAAGTTATCGCCGAGCCAAGTCTGCCCCCCGACCACGGTAGTGATCGACTCTGGGTAGTAGAAGTAATGCAACTCTACGTTGTAGACCGCATTGGGCGTAGGGCCGAGGATGAACGTCAACTCATTCGGCATCGTACTGTCCGGGCCAAACAAAGCGTAGTACTTAGGCAAGCCGGTAGCCGTCGGTCCCGGATAGGCTTCACGAATGAAGTTCACATCCTTATTCAGCAAGTACGTGTACTCGCCTCCGGCGAGGGGGTAGACCGCCACCGAGTAGGACGAAAGGAAGTCATTAGGGCAAGCAAGATACGGATTGCTTACCGTTGTCGTACCCGTGACGTTCTTACGGAGCGATGGGAACTGAATCGTGTTGTAAATGCGCTGCTCTGCCTGAGTGATGAACGTGTTGATGTCCGTCGTGGCAAAAGTGTTCTCCGTGTAATCGGAGATTGCAGTTACAAGGGACGAATAGTTCATGCCATCGGACCTCTAGCCATCAGACCTTTGGTTGCGCAACCCGTACCACGAATCTTGATACCAGAAGTCTTAACGTCGTCGTTGTTGCCAATCGACACGCCTTCCAAAGGCACCCAATTCTTCTTGCTCGGCATAGTCGGCTTCTTACCGTAGTCGTTAACGCCCACGGCTTTGCCAGACATATCGTGCGGGGCTGCGTAGACGTTGGCTTGACCAACTTCCTTGCCACCTTGCTTTTTGCTGAAGTTAGCCATGATTCAACCCGTCTTTTGATTAGCCGCACGGGACAGGTTCTTACCCAGTCGCATACGATCTTCAGAGGTAGGGCCACCCTTTTTCATGCCTTTAGCAGCACTATCGGGGTGGGCGTTCTTGCCCTTTTGCATGTGCGCCTTGAGCGCAGCTTTCATATCCTTAGCCATATGGCCTCCTTACGTTGTCACTGCGGTGACTGTACCAACAATTCCCTGTGCAACCAAGTAGTTTAGGGTTAAAGCCTCGGCGAAACCACTAGACCCACCAACAGGGTTCCAACCCCACTGAAACACTCGACTACCTTCCCCCAATGACCCGTCTGCAGTAAGCCCTGATTGGTAGTAACTCTGGTCAGGGCGAGGCTCGCGGACAGCTTGGGGATCGTCTACCGGATACATACCCAACTGGAGTTGAGGATGATCTGGGTCCCAGCACTCAGTACACACTAAGAGGTTGTAGTTCTTAGTTTTGATGATCTCTTTACGGAGTAGTTTCAGCTTAAAGCGTTGCCCACAGCGGCCACACTCCGCTATGGAATTCTTGCCTGAAGCGTACCTATTGCCCATATCAGTTTATGTACATGGGCCTTGGGACAAACCGAACCGCTGCCTTATCCCGATCTTCAGCCGCAGCCAAGTCCCAAGCCTCATCATACTGGGCTTTAAGGACCGGAAGGCGCTCGGCACCAGATGCCAACTTACCCGCAAGGTAATAGGCCAACCCAGCAACCATGCACGGGATGAAGCGGAACGGCACATCCATCGTGTTCGTACCACCACCGGCGTCTTGGATTCGGCGAAGCCGCCAGTACACAAACGTGTAGTAGTTGCTTTGATTCGGAATCGGCCAAACAGTAACCGTAGGGATAGGGCTTTGCCGGTCAATGTAGACCTGAATCGGCCTAGCTTGGCTCAACTTGTTGGGGATCGTAGCGTATGTAGATACAGAGATACGAGTAATCGTCAAGTCGGCTTGGGTAGAGACGTTGCCCGGACTCGTACGAATCACGTGCTCCATCAGGTCTACCGTATCAGCCGGGAGATTGTAAGTCGCAGTACCTTGCACCAATGGAAAAGAGCCTTGCTCAACAGTCCAAAGGTTAATCCCACGATTAGCCCAATCAGCAAACATGAGATTAAGGCTGCGTCGAGCAGTCTTGAGGTCATAGCCCGTACGGAGTTCTGCACCACAACGCTCAAACGCCTCCTCGACAAGCTCTACAAGGTCAAGGTTAAACAGTGTGGTTCCGCTTGTGCTCACAATAGCTCCTTTAGACGCAAGCCAATTTTAACGAGTTCTTCAGAAGATGCGTCACTTTTGATCCGATTCGCCCGATGGCTAACTACCCAAACATTGCCTTTAATATAGCCTAGTTTTGGGTTAATACGATCCAACGACGGATGAACATCGACAGACTCTGCATATGGGTCTAGCTTTACACCAAGTAAAGGGCAAAAATCTGGTACATAAATATCCTCTGCCGTAATAGAAAACTCCGTCCCAGTGCGCTTACACCTTTGCTTTGCCACGTTGTACAAGTACGCTGCGGGTCTACGTTTTCTGCGTGTTAACCAAGGCTTTGTCTTAGATGTTTGCTCATTACACTTCTTGCGGCGTTCAGCTTTTTCTGCTTCCGTAGCATTTAACCATTTAATCTTATATTGCTCACGGTAATACTGCCTTGAACGCTCTTTAATACGCTCTTTATTTGCTTGGTAGTATTTAGCTAGATAAGCCTTTTTACTACTAGCAGTGGCAGTAGATGGGGCCGTCATTACTTTTACCTCTTAGCTGTCTTCAAGGATTGCTTGAAGGCTTTAGCCGTGGGCGCACCCGATTGACCAACAGAGCGCATTTTCTCGCCAGACCCTTGAGCAATTCGCTTACGCTTCGCATGTATGTTGTCATACAAGCCCCCCTCTTTATACATGCCAACAGGGTAGTTGCCATCTCGCTTCTTGATAGTGCGTGGCAGCTTCTTAGGGTTAACAGCACCCATACCGCGAGATGGCATCATGATTAGTACATCCTACCTTTAGTCTTACCCTTGGTGGCGATACCGTCGGCACGGCGCGAAGCGGAACCAATAGAACCGCCCTTACGGAACTCAATACCAACCTCGTCCTCATTACCCTTGGTACGTGATGCTCTGGTAGGGGCTGGGGCTGCAGTGGTATTCTTTTCTACGTCTCTGACCGGAATGTTTCCGCGCCGTGGGTTGTTGTCAACCCCAGTCAAACGCTTTTCCGCTGCACTACCTGCACCAGACTTCAGCCGCTCTTCCGAGGCTTTGAACGTATCACGCTTGGCTGCGTTACTAGCAATATCTTTCTCGGCCTGAGCAGTAGCACGTGCCATACGAGTGGCGTTATCAGTATTACCCGCAACAAGTTTCGCTTCTTGACGGCCCTTGCTAGCAGCGTTAAGCAGCTTGCTGCCACCTTTGAGTACGCCATAACCAACACCCAGACCAGCAGCAATCTTACCGAGGTTGTCCGTAACATCCGAGCCGTACTTACGCGCCGCAGACTTCAGCGGGGTCTCGTAGGTATCCTGCTTATACCGGCCCGGACTAGGGACCGATGCGTCGGTTTTAGGGCTCTCGGCTTTCGACTCCGCAGCTTTGGGGGCTGGGGCTTCGGCTTTGGGGGCTGCCTTTGAAGAAGCTAACTCGGTGGTGTACTTCTTACCGTTATGGGTAAATGTATCCAGCCCAGAGTTCCTCGCCCTACGGAACGATTCCTTGAAGGAAATATCTTTGATTGGTTCGGAACTCATACCATTCTCCCACGAGTTTTACCACGTTGTTCGCAGCCACCGCCCCGAGCCATCTTCTTGATAGCCCCACCCTTGGCTTTAGCGCCTTCAGGGTCCATAGGTACCTTCTTGTCCTTACCCATCTTATCGGCGGTAAAGATATTAGCGTCCCGTGGATCAGGTTTAGCTGGCTTTGACGCTGCTTCAGCAGCGAGTTCGGCTTTCGTCTTACCCTTAGAAGGCTCTTGAGTAAGCGGGGGGTTGATAGCCCCACCCTTAGCCATCTTGGTACAACCGCCCTTTTTCATAGCCTGTGGCTGCTGTGGAAGTCCGCCCAAAGGGGCTTGCCCCGGAGCTTGTCCACCTACGAACACGTTGGTGTTAGGCGGCGGAGTAGGAGTGCTTGGAGCACCGGCCAAACTTTGCGGGAATGGGTATGAGCCTTGGGTGGCAGGACCACCATCAGCGTAGCGTTTTGCTTTTTTCATGGTGGTCCTCTATCTCAACGCTTCATTTTGATCTGCGTAGCTTGGGTCTTACCCTTCTTGGCGATGCCATCGGCAGCACGGGTGAAACCACCCTTAGCCATCTTGGTGCAGCCGCCCTTCTTCATGGCCTCTTCCTTCTCGTGCTTAATCATAGAAGCAGGAGCGCCCTTCTTTTTCATGAAGGAGATTTCCTTTTTGACCATTGCTTTAGATTCTTTCATATCACCGCCTTTTGCAAAGAGTTCAGATTTACCCTGCCGAGTATTAGGTTTGTTAACCTTTTGGAGGTCGGCACGAGCAGGTTTAACCGCACCGAACTTCATCTTCTTGTCTGCGGCAACGAAGTCTTTACCAACAGATTTAGGTACACCGGCCTTCTTAGCAAAAGCAGGGCTATGCGCTACTGCTGCCATGAAGTCGTGTTGCTTCTTTGATGTAGATGGCATTACTTTCTCCCCATCCAACCCTGTACCGTATCGCTTTCCCAGATGCGGATACCAGTCCAAATGATCGTAAACAGTGCCGCAATAGCTGGCAGTACATCCACAAGAGCCCCTATTACGGTTACTACTGATACCGCGTCAAGGGTATGCTTAAACAGTTCTGAGTGTTCGTGATCCATTTTAGCACTTCCAAGCTCTGAGGCTTTTGTTGATACGGCTGTCTGGATCATTTGCGGTTTTGGCACTTGTCAGCTTCTTCTTCATGCCCGACATTCGGGCGCAGAATGAATCCTTGCGTGAACCGCCTTCAGGCTGCGGAGCCTTGAGCCCCGGCTTGCCCGGATTGGCTTTGTTGTAAGAGGCGCGGCCTTTGGCGTTCAATCCGCCAGCCTCCGCTTTGCCTTCCTTACGAGTCCAAGCCGGTGACTTAGCCATGATTATGCCCAAACACGCGCTGGTGTGGCGACTTGAATCGCATAGGAATCCAACTCTGGTGCTTCTGCGTCATGGCGCACATTAACGTGGTAGCCAGTCACCGCAGCCATCTCAGGAGTCCGAACGTCATCTATGGTGGTAATGTTACCAGTCGGCTTGTAGATTGTACCGATGACATCAATGGCCGTGTACTTCGGTCGCATCACAACTTCCGATACGCCGTCAACAAGGATCGTGTCTTTAGCAAACAGAACGGCATCAGCCGCCTTCTGGCTAGTGAACTTGAGGAAGTAGTCCATGTGTTTAGGCCGTGATGGATTGAAGTTCGGTGTCGCTCAGGCGGCGGGGGTAGTAGGTGATGGAACTAATTGCGCCATTCCAAGGAGTTCCTCCGTCATATCTAGCGCCAATGGCAAGTTTTGTTACCGTTGGCACTCCGGCAGTGCTAGTAGCCACAGTGTCCAATACCCCATTAAATGCTATCTTATTGTCGGAGGACTTATACGCAAGCGCGGCTTTACCAATGGTATCAATAGCCCACGGCGTTGTTACCGATCCGGTATATACAGCAGTGCCAACCGTTACCACCCCATTCACAAAACTCGTTCCAGACGTTTTAACTATTTGCGCTCTTTGTGCAAACGTCCCATCATCAAACGCCACAAGAATCTTTATGGTAGAAGTTACCGGTGAGTATGGAACGGCAACAGCCATCAACGTCCCCTCAGTCGCGTTGTACCAAGGCGTTAGGGTGGTGACAGATGCAAAATCTTGTGCGCGGGTTGCTTCTGCTGCGACGGTAGGGATGTACGAGGTGGCAAATGCACCGACTTCGAGTTGAGCGCCCCAAACATGGACACCAGAGGTGCCGTCACCAGTGTAAGAAACCACATTGTCGCTTGGCGAAGGAATGAGCGTGTTATTGACGGAACCAACACGGGCGCCAGAGATGCTGCACCTGTACCAACCATTGCCAACAGGCTGAATGATAGGCGAAGATGCTCCAGTTATGGTGCCAATCGTGCCAGAGCTTACGTTGAACCACACAAACAGTGTGTTACCAATTGACAGCCGCAGCCAGTCATACCCGCCAGCTTTCGCGTAAACTGAGTGCGTTTCTGTTGTGGATACTGTTCCAGCAGAACGGATGACGTAGTGGTTTCCAGCAGCGGTATCTGGAATAATCGTATCGGCTGTCAGTGTTCCATCGGGGGCAGCCACAGAATCTGCCGCGACTGTTACACCAATCTTGCCCCATATAGCATTCTCAAACTCTTGAGAATATGTAAATAGGTTCGTCCTAGCCTCCTCGATCAGCAACCCCTGTGGCTGTAGCGTCGATGGGTTGTAGTCGAGGCGGGGTACGTTTGTACCTGCCAACTGCAGGATTCCAGTCGAGTCGTAGTACGAACCCGAACTTGCTCTGGTGAAGGTGATACTCGGGTCGAGCGTGGTGCTCCCTGCAAACTGCAAGTTGAGCGAAGGCCCGCCCGCAGCGGACGAGGCCCGTGGGAACCCCATACCAAACCCGAATGTCATCAGAAAATCCTGACCATGTTCGTGGCGGTCGTCGTGCTTGCAAACACTTGAATCACCTGAACAGGAAGAACTGAACCAGCCAACACACCAACGAACGTGACATCGCTGCCCTGAACAGTCAGCACACGAACCGTACCGCCACCGCCCACAAAGACGATAGACCCCGTGGGGAATTTAACGGTATCGCTCGTGGTTACAGCTTCCGCATCACCCGGATACATTGGAAATGTGGGCGAGTAATTAGTCTTTGCCATGAGGCACTCCTATGAAGAGGGGGCCGAAGCCCCCGAGACTAATTAGGCGGAGACAGGATTAGAAACTGCCGTGGTGCCAACAACCTGCTTCTGAGCGTAGTTCACGGTCACAATGAACCGGCCAGCGCCCAAGGTGCCCGTACCGACGACATCACGAATATAGACGGTCGTGTCAGCAGTGGTGGAGGTTTGCCATGCAAGCTGCGTAGCAGCCGTGGTCGTGCCCGTGAAGCGGCCACCAGCGGTGGTAGCGACAGCAGCGGACAGTTGAGCGCCGCCAGAAGCGGTACCAACCGAAACGGTAGTCGTGCCCGTGGTTGCAGCAACCACTTGGTCAATCACGATATTGATGATCTGTGCGCCAGCGGGAAGGATCATGGCGGCAACATCATAGTTACCAATGACCGCGCCGGTCAGATCACCAGAGTCATAAGATTGGCTCAGAACCACAAGGCCAGCATTGCGACCGGGGTTGTTGAGTACAGTACCGACGCGCAGGGGGCCGGAGAATGAAGCGAACGACATGATGAGTCCTCAGTAGGGCTTGCTGTCTTGAGGAGTAGTCTGCCAAGTCAGTCAACAAGCCAAGTAGTCTTGGTACAGCAGTTGTACCACAAGCGAATCACTTGTGCAAATAAAAAGGGGAAAAGGCTTGTGACCTTCTCCCCTCCGACCGGGAACCCCCAATCCTATCTAACTATATCAGGTCGAACCTGACGATCCCCACATACCCAGAGGATCAGACCAGCCGAACGAATAACGCTCGCGGGCCTTGTAACGGACATTTCCGGTGTCGAAATCACCATCCATTGAGTTCTGCAGCGGCGTGCGAACGAAATGCTTCATGCCGTTAGGAACGTCGGTGGTCAGATACCAGCCGTTCGAGTCGGTCAAGAAGTTGTTAACGGTGTAGCCTTCAGGGACCGAACCGTTGTTCTTCAGAGCATTGATGTCGTTGTCGGTGGTGCCAACACGGAGGCTGGTTTCCAACAGACGGGTAGCAACGAACTGCAGAGCAGGGGGGACGATCATCTTCTTAGGCTTAGCGGCGATCAGCAGACCACGCTCATCCGTCCAAGCGGCGATCTGAATGACGGCTGCTTCCAGCGACGTTTCGTTCAGGTCAACTTGGGTCGAAGGCGTGTTGCTGTTGGTACCACCGGACACCAGAGGGTGAGCAGCGCTGAACAGAGCAACACCGTCACCACCAGCATAAGCGCCGGAGAAACCGTTGTTCAGAACTGCGGCAGCCTTAACCTGCTTGGTGTAGGCCATAGCCCGTGCCAAAGACTTCGTGTAACGAGCCGAGAGGCTGTCATACAGATTGTCTTCAACAGCTTCTTCGGTAATCGAGAAGCCAAGAGCGATGGTTTCGTGCGTATAGCGGGTAGACCATGCTTCTTGCGCATTGTCGTAGGCGATAGCAGTACCTTCGTTCTTCACTGGAGCAGCGGAGAAACCAGACAGCTTGGTTTCTTCTTCGAAGGAACGCTCAGAGGTTTCAGCCTCGTAGATTTCCTTGTGCTGCTCACCGTAACGAGCGTACTCCATACCAAACAAGGCATTGAGGCCGGGGAGGAGTTCTTTAAGTAGTTGTGCGCGTGAAATAGCCATGATTCAGCTCCTAGTTAAGCCACGCCCAAACCGGCGTAGTAAGCGTGTTGAGCAAAGTTCAGCTTAACCAGAACTTCCGTGTACTGCGTAATAACAATGGTAGACGACGCAGGGATCGTGATAACCGAACCGGGAACCGCAACAGCAAGGTTCAAGAAGCCCGTTTGCGCGCCCGTGGTGCCAGCAGCGAAGTCCGATTGCACGTACGAACCGGTTTGGACCGTCTGGCCGTTAGCAGCAATGTATGCCACATCCGAACCAGCGAAAGCCTTACCAGTCAGCGGGCTAGTGAACGTCACAGTGGTCGTCGAAGAACTACCAACACCCGTAACCGCGACCGCCGATTCCTCAACCACGTCAATGACGCGCAGGGGGAACGTAACCGTGGTAGCAGGAGCGCCAGCGCCAGTAACCGAAGCCACAGCGTTCAGCGAGTTGCCCGTAGACGTTTGACCCGACAGGTCCACGTTGTTAATACACTGCACGTTTTGGCCGATAAGAGCCTTACTAGCAGCGCCAATAACCGTCGTAGCCGAGCAAACAGCGGCCTTGAACACGGTATCAGGGTCTTCGCAGACGATTGCCACTGCATCACCAGCTTGCGTACCGCTAGGCCAGTATTGCGAGAAGGTAAGCTGCTTGGTCAGGGGGTTCGTGAACGAACAGCCCAAGAAGATACCAGCCGGGAAGATGGTCGAAGAACCAGCCGTCACAGCCAGACGGATGACGTTGCCGCGATTAAGCTGCACGAAGTCACCGAAGTAGATGTTACTTGCGTAACCATATTGGATCGGGTAGCTACGGGTCGCGCCCGAGAACACCTGACCACCGATCAAATTGATCGGCTTTAGCCCGTATGGGGCCGAAACAGTCGGATAAGCCATGAAAGACTCCTATTTATGAACCAGAACCGAAAGTGACCTTGGTCTTCTTATCAGAGAAAAGAGGCATCCGAGGATCACTATCACGAAGAAAGTTGTTGTCCACCGATTCCATCTGAGCCTTGTTCTGGTTGGAATAGTAATCCATCCGTTGTTTCAGGAACTCTTCTGGGATACGGCAAAGCAACAGTCCGCCCACTTCTACGTTTCCTTTGAAACGCCCTTCAGTGGTAGCGTGCATCATCAACTCAGGGTAGTCCTCTGCTTTGCAGGGTTCATACCCTTCACGTAACTTAGAAGAAATGTTCGATGGATCAGCGACACCCATAGTGGAAGTACGTACCCACCGATGTTTCCATCCCGGACGTTCATCCGGGCTAGGAAGCGTTTCAGGTGGACGCCATGCTTGTGGGCGTTGAGCCACAACACGGGATTCCAACTCACGAGCCATACGGTTTTGGGCCTTTTCAGGCGCGATGGGCTGATTCATATTCATTCACCTCTTTTCAGTTGAGCAACCTGTTTCGCGTACAGTTCCAAAGGCACCCCAAGCCTACGAGCAATCGCAGCTTCTGATGCCTTCAACTTAATACGGTTAGGCGGTGTACTGCGTGTAGCCGGGGCTACTACAGTAGATGGTTTTGTGGCACGGCGGGGGGTACTATCCTCATCCGGTTCTGATGACCTTTTCGGAGGCGGTTCATCATCCTCATCGCTCTGAGCAATATCAAACTGCTCAGGAAACCTCTTACGCATCGTCTTATCAATGGTATCAAAGTATTCTTTGCTGCCTATGAAGTCTGCACCATACTCTCGCTGCAAACGTCTGTCAAGCCCCATCGCTGCGGCGGTCATTTCTTCATCCTTACCCCACCAATCACTATTGGCTTCGACCCAGCGTTGAGTACGTGGATGTTCAATAGCTTTCGGTGCAACGGCAGGTTGGTATTCTTTCTCCTCAACCTCGATTGGCCGCATAACTGAAGCTCGTTCCAGCTTCATCGCCGCCTGAGTAATCTCAGCGTTTGCATCGGTAAGAGCGTCGGCATCACCGCTCTCGTACGCCTCCTTGTACTTCTTCTTAGCTACTTGAAGTTCAGTCTCAGCGGCAGTCTTCGATGTCTCGATGTATGCCTTGCTGCCGGTAGAAAGCTGCTGTTGGAGACGTTTGTTCTCCTCGAATACCTGCTTGGCGAAGGTCTCGGCAGCGCCACGTTCCCGCTGTGCTTCTTCCTTGGCCCGACGCTCGTCGTGGTATCCACGGGTGAACTTCTTAATCCGTGCTTGTACTTTCTCGTCATACGAAGAAAGCTCTTCATCCGTAGGGTCTTCTACGGGTTCCTTCATCGGCTTGCGATTGCGGTCACCTACCGGGGTGTCATCCTCAATCTCTACCTCAAACTTGTCGTCTTCGACAGCAGCTTTCGCTTTCTGCTTAGCCTCGATCTCGTCGGGAAACTCAAAATCGTCCATGTCTTACTCCTTAACTAGCACGCGTTATGCCACGCGGGTCTTGAACTACCGCCTCAACTGAGTCATCGTTGATGATGCGGAATTCACGGTTGTGAATCTTCAAACGGGTACCAGAATTGGGTCGGCAGATAACGAAATCGCCTTCCTTACACGACGGACCACTAGGGAACCGTGTCTTATCCTTGTACGCATCGGGACCAACCTTGACTACGAACAATACTGGGGTCAGCATCTCCTCGTAGTACATGGTTTTGGAGTCCTTGATGATTCCAATTTCGCTGTTCTGATACTCTTCAATCGCATCAGGTACAACACACAAAATATGGAACGTCTTGGGGTCAGGCAACTGCTTGGCTTTTTGGTCTGTATCCTTGTTCAGGAGGCCAGACAAATCTACCGCAGCGTTTTTGAACTTAAGAAGGTCACTCATCGTCGGATTCCACTTTCTGCACAAGGTCGTTGATAATGTTTTCTGCAAGGTTTAGACCAAGGATTACCCCGCAGACGTGACGGTACTCGTCATGACTAACTGCTCGACCGGCAGAGATGTAAGCTACCCGGTCATCCCGTAGCTTATGCATCTCTTTGACCACTACCGCTAGTACTTTATATCCGTCCAATGTTTACCCTTTAGTTGAAGTTTTGCTAGGCTGGTTTCGTTGCGCTGCCCGTTGCGCCATTTGCACAGACATTTGCGCCTTATGTTTGGCAATGTCTGCACCAATCTTTGTACCGCCAAGTTCAATCTGACGATCCAGTTTGTCGCGTGCAGCGGCTGCAGTAGCACCAACCTGCATAGCCGCGATCTCTTTCTGTGCGTCAATACGATCCCGCTCGATATCAAGCTGGTCGGCTTTAGTTGCAGCGTCGATCTTTTGCTTCTCTTGCTTGAGCTTGATCTCTTGCATCTTGATTTGAAGTTCTTGCTGCTGCATCTGCACGATTGGGTCTTGCAACTGCTGCTGCGCCTTCTTCTGCTGGGCTTCTTGGCCGTGCTGCTGGAGAAGCTGCTGCGAGGCTTGCATAGTCATCATGGCAACTTGCTCGGCCATCTCAGGAGGCATGTTCTTGGTTTGCTCCTCAGTCGGCAACGTGGTACCCATAATCTGCTCAATGCGCTTGCGGTACTCGAACGCAATATGCTCGTTGATGTGGTCCATAGCTGCACCACCAATAGCCTGAGCCTTGGGGTTATTCGCCATCAACTCTTGGATATGCGGGTCTTGCATCGCAGCCATGTGCACTTGGATGTGTGCTTGGTGGTTCTGCTGGATGAACGCCTTCACAGGCTTGCCCGTCAACAGATTCTGCGTTTCCTGCACTGGGTCGGTAGGAACTTGATCGTCCTCAACAGGAACGAGTTTTGCCGCGTCTTTGACCCCAAGAACCTCAATCATGCTGCGGTGCAACAGGGGGAGGTTGTATAGATTAGGGGCAGACTGGGCCAACTGGAACACGGCTTGATAAGTCACGATCTTCTGTGCCATCGTCGCTGCGTTCGGGTCCGACACAGGGATCACGTCCACCATGTCGTAGTCGGCCTTCTTGACCTGACGGCTAGCGTCTACTGGGTCGTAGTCATACTCCTCCGGCGTATAGTCGGCAATGATGACCTTCAGGAGCTTGAACTCCTGCTTCATGGCATAGTGCATACGGGACTGCACAGCCGTCATCACCTTCAGAGTGCGCTCAAGAATCGCCAACGTCGTCCCGACTGGGGCGTTGCTGGACATATCCGACACCTTCATATCACCAGCAGACGCGAACGCACGCCCTTCTTGCACGATCCTGTCGAACAGGGTGTACAAAACTTGGCTTGGTTCCTTGTATGGGAGCGGTAGAATGTTATCGCGGATGCTTCCTGAAGGCACATCTACGTCCCGGAATTCGCCCGGAGCGATTGGGGTGTCATCACCCTTGATTCGCAAACCCCGGCTCTTGAGACCACCGGGGAGGTTAGACAGCGTACCGGCATCCACTAACTGACGAATCAGCATGGTGGCGCTCTTGGCATACCCACCGATGAGGTGGATCAGACCGTAGCCATAGAAGCCGAAGCCGGGGATATATTGATAGTGGACGAAGTGCTGGCGCTTGGTATGGAGTTCATCGCCCTCGTACCAATTCCTACGGATAGCCAGAATCTCCCCCGTACCCTTCTCAACTGTCACTACGTAAGGAAGGGCAATCCCCGTCTCACGGCCCTTCTTGTCCTTATGCTCGAACCCCGGCAGGTCCAAGTCCACGTGCATCTCCAAGATGCGGAACCGCTCGTCGTTCAGGGCGGTCATGCCCGTCTCTTCGGCTTTCTGCTTCTCAATGTCATCAAGCTCATGGCTCGGCTCGCCCAACTCCACGTCGGCGTAGAACCCAGCTTCTTGCAGCTTCAGCACTTCATTCTTGGTCTTGCGCATCACGTGCGTGACCCGCTCGGCAGTCTCAAGGGATGAGGCACCATACGGAACTACGATGTCCTCGGCGGGGATAAACACCGCCATTTGACGGCCCTTGCTTGGGTCGTAGTACACCTTCTTGAACGCTGAACCGGCCAGCGGCAGATTCCACAACAGCTTCTCATGCTCGGGGCGATACTCACTCATCACCTCGGTAAGCTGGTAGTTCATGTCCTCGCGCACACGAGCAGCGGCTTCTTCACGTTTACGGTCGATAGCCCCAACAATCAGGGTCTTGACTGGCCCCGCAGCGGGGAAAGTCTCCATCATGGACTCGGACTGGAACCGTACAACTGACTCGGTGAGCATCGGATGGAACACGCCACATGCGCCTTGCCAAGGCTCGGTGCGCTCTTCGTACTTCAGCCCCAACAACTTCAGACCATCTACATATGTAGACATCCAATCCTTGCGATCACCAACGTCCTTGGTGAAGTCCTCGATCAAATCAGAGCCAAGGGAGTCCAAAGCGGAACCATCCATGTACTCGGCGAGGTTCGCATCGAACGTCTCAGCAGTTTCTTTCTCCGGGGTGAGGGAGATTTCCATATCACCAATGCCGATGTTTACTTCCTCGGGGTCTTCAATCTCGATCTCGATATCTGGGCTATCTTCCGCGCCCATTTGATCCAACCCCATTGGGGCTGCGTACAACCCTTTGTCCATATTGCCAGCCATTTTGTGTCCTTAAACTGTGTAGAACCGCTCTCTGCGCGGACTTTTGAACCATTCAACTTCTTCAGCCTCGTCAGTCGGCAGTCTCAGAAACCCACCTTGACGGAACCGCATAAGAGCTAGGGTCGTCGCATCCACCAAGTCATCGTGCTCGCCTGATGGGAACTCAGCGACTTCATCCACTAACTCCTCAGCCCAACGAGTTTGTGGTACCCACACTTTCCCAGAGGCAATTATGTCCGAGACTGCGTTCAAACGGGCGATCTTGTCTTGACCCTTGGACGGCGTGTACTCCTGCACCGGTATGCCCATCGCTCGCAGGTCGTAAATCAGCGGAGCCCCCGATGCCTTTTTCTCGATCAATATGCCATCAGGCTCGTACTTGTTGTACTCCTTGAGCACGTCTTTCTTCAGGTCCGGGTACTCGACTCGCTTCTTATATGTGTTGAGCAAGATGATGTTAGGCCTGTTCCCGTCCTTGCGGCAGTTAAATATGCCCCACGTCGTCCCTGCGGAGTAGTCGGCACGATTGTTCTTCTCGAACGCAGTGTCCCAAGTCTGAAGTATGTAGTCGCACTCAGGCGGTTCATCTTCTTCCCACCACTGCCACCAATCTCGCTTGACGATGGCGCTCTCGTTACCAACAGGATTCTGCTGATACTGTGCTTGCCACTTTGCGTTAGGCAGTTCTTCCTTGAGCGCTTCTAGTTCTTCAATAGACCAGAACTGAGGCCACAGTGGGTTGCCACTAGGCAGAATTGCCGGGAACTCAATGACCTCCCACTCCTCTCCACCCCGTTGAGCCGCACTCTTAAGTACCTGCCCAGTCAAATCCCTCTGACTCCAGCGCGTCATCACGATAACGATGGCTCCTCCCGGCTGCAGACGCTGCCGTGGGCCCGATGTATACCACTCGTACACTTTATCGTATACGTCTGGGTTGATAGCCGCCTGTGCAGCCTCTTGCTCTGAGTGTGGGTCGTCGATGATGAGCACATCAGCGCCCTTACCTGTCACCGCACCGCCTACACCAATAGCGAAGTAGTCACCACCCTTGCTCGTATTCCATCTACCGGCTGCTTTCGAGTCAACTTGGAGGGAAAGTTCGGGGAAAACCTCTTTATATGTCTCGGAATCGACCAAATTCCGCACTTTCCGACCAAAACCGACAGCTAATTCAGCCGTGTGTGAGGTTTGAATGACCTTTTTGTTTGGGAACCGCCCCAAGAACCACGCAGGGAGTAGATAAGAGGCAAATTCGCTCTTGGTATGGCGCGGAGGCATGTTGATGATGAGCCGTTTGCACGTACCCGCAGCAACTCTCTCGAACGCTTCAGCCATTCTGCGGTGGTGAGCACCTGCAATGAACGCTGGCCAAGCCTTTTCCACGAACTTGATGAACTTCTTCTGGCAAAGCTCCCGTTCCTTCATATGCTCCAGCTTGATTAGCTGAGCTTCGAGCACGCGCATATCCGACTCAGACAACTTGCCCGAGTTAATCAGCGTTTCAATGTCTGAGAGAGTGATCTCACTCATCGTTCTGGTCTTGCTCTTGTACTTCTTGTATGTCTTGTGGCTCTTCGTACTCGGTTGGAGCTATCTTGGTATTCCCTAACTGCGCATCCAGATCGTCTAGCGGGATGATGTCCGTCACGTCTGAGTTCAACAGGCGCTTGACCCGCTCCTTGATACTGTTCTCAAGGGCTACTGATGTGGTGTGATGCACAGTTATCTCACTGCGCTCGGTGAACAGGCCAATGTCGCTGTGCTTGCCAAGTAACTCTAGTGCTCGGAGTTCCAGCTTGGGGTCTCCGCAGTCAGACAGGCTGAGCAGCTTGTTAGTTATGTAGTTCCGGGCTTGTAGCGCATCCGCAAATGAACTGAAGTCGAACCGCTTAACTAGAGCATGGGCTGCAGCGGCTTCTGAAGGAGACGACAAATGCTTGGGGACACTTGGCTTGTCGGTACCTTGGATGAGTTCTGCAGCTCTGTGCAGGTCTTCGTCTCCATAACTGATGTCGCCACCGAGTTCTTTGAGGAAGTCGATTGTGTTTGTGGCAACAGCAATGCTATCTGCATGGGTCTTTGGCTGCTCATCAGATAGGTCAAAGGGCAGTGGGACTGCCGCAGTAGGTTCAATTTTTTGCATGTGCACCGGTATTAGCGGGATGTTGCCGAGAATGTAACAGAAAAATATATGGGGGTGGGGGGTGTACGAAAAGAAAAAGCATGGGGGTGGGTTCTAGGTACGTTCTCCGCCCACTCCCTAACCAGAATACAATATACCCTGGCCGCGGGGGGGTCGGGAGTTG